GTGAACGTGGAGTCCTGCGCCCTCGAGCGCACCACCTCCCTGGACTCGCGAGTCAGCCACCCCTGGATCTTCTTGCGCAGGCTCTTCGGCAGCAGAGGTGCTGCCTGCTTGGCTACGTGCGCGTGGTTCGTCATCCAGGCGAAGCGGTTGTGGTCGAAGGTGAAGCCGCAGGATTTGAACAGAGCGTTCTCGTCCTGGCTGCATCGGATGTAGAGCATGGGCTTCACTTCATCGAGGGCAGCAGTGATCATAGATCGGGCTCCAGCTCAAAATCCGAGCAGAACATCCAGGTCGAGCAGCTCAGCCATCACCTTCTTCAGCAGACGCAGCACCTGGGTGTCACCGTCCTTGATCACACGGGTGATACCGTGGGGGTCCTTCAGGTTGAACTCCGACCAGATGACGATGAGGTTCTTGATCCGCTCGAGCTTGGCGTTGATGACGCGGATCTGATCCTCGCGGGAGTGGATATCCGCTCGGGCCTTCTTCAACTGGTTCTGCGCCACGGTCAGGTGCTGCTTCAGGTTTTCGATCTCCTCCAGGTGGGACGCCTGCTTCTTGGCCTGTTCCTGGATCCTCTCGCAGTGGGACATCGACTGCGTCTGTGCGTGGTCGTACATCTTCTCCAGCACCGTCACCCGCCCCTTCAACGAGGCGCGACTGCGCTGGGCCTTCTTGAGCTGGGCCACCAGCTCGGCGTGGGTCATCGTGTCATACTTACTGGGCATGTCTCACTCCTGACCTGTGGTGCGCGTCGATGTGGCATGACGGGCACTCGTCCGTTACGTTGCGCATGCGGATGCCACACTCGCGGCAGCTCCATCGGCGCACACGTCTCCCGCACTGCTTGCAGACCCCGCTGGCTTCCCAGCACTGGCGGCACATGCCGTCCTTGTAGATCTTGCCGGGGCCCTTGTGGCGGTTGGTGCAGTACGGGCAGCGGGGCGCGGTGCTTCGCTCCTTCTGGTACGATGTCTCGCAGGGGATGCACCGTGTCCCCGTGTTGTAGCTGTTGAGCCTCGTACGGCATTCGGTGCAGTACCTGGCCACCGGCTGCACCGTGAGCTTGTCCAGCTCCCGCTTGTATGCCATCCGCTGCTCCTCGCTCAGCGCGCCACTCAGTAGCTCGCGCAGCTCGGCCACCCGTTTGTCCGTGGCGGCAATGGCGTCGTCCAGATCCGCTGTGCCTTCCACTAGAGCACCTCCTCCCCGCGTCTACGGGCTGCGATGTTGCGCTGTACCTTAGCGGCCTCGGCCCTCTGCCAGTTGTCGGTCTGGGGGCCCAGGCCGTACAAGTGCTGGAAGCCCCGGCGGTCCTTCATGGTGTCGTGGACCTCATCGTGCCTCTGCCCTGCTCTCACTCTCCGTGCCATCTCTCATCTCCTATGTGGTACAGAACCAAAAGAGCAGGGCCCCTGCCAACAGCAGCAGGAACCCTGCAAACGTCTCGAGTTCATCCATTGGCGCCCTCCTTCTCGGCGCACTTGGGGCCAATCCCGGTCTTGATCGACCGGGGGGTGGTCAGGCTACGCCCACAGGCGCGGCAGGTCGTCTCGACCAGCACCTCGTAGTGGTTGCCACCCAGGTGCAGCTCCACGGGGATCGTGAGATCCTCGGCGTCGTCGGCCATCTCCTCGATGGCATCCTGCACGAGGGGGAGGGCCCGGAGGACCAGGCAGCTGTAGAACATCCACTTGTTCTTGCGGAAGTCGCGGGGGCTGGGCCGGTGCTTCTTCCACAGGATGACGCGCCGGTCAGTGGTGTCCCCGTCCATCAGCAGGCCAAAGCTCTGGAAATCCTGGTCGTTGCACGGGCCGGTCAGGAGGGAGACAACCGTCTCGCCTGCCATCCAGTCAGAGTCCACGGGCTGTGTCTTCAGCCTGATGGTCCGGTGCTTGCCGCTCTCGGTATTGAGGAAAGTGAAGCGTCCGTTGGTCATTACAGTCCCTCCATCATGTTGGCCATCGACCAGTCCACCGTGCGACCGTCCACGACGGTGACCGTGAGATCGGTGCCCGTCTCGGCGGCAACCTTCTTCACGACCTCGCGGGTGGTGCCCACCAGGTTCATCTTGTCCGCGCAGCTGGCACAGCAGACCCGACAGAAGTGGTGCTTCATGCTCTTGGTGTCCACCACAGTCACCTCGACTGCGTCAGCGCAGTCCATCACCACCTCACACACGGGGCAGACGATCTTGGTGCCCACATGGTGCTTCATGGAGATGGCTTCGAGCCCGTCCTTCAACTCAGTAAGCATCGTTGTCTCCTTCTCAACCATTCGACCATTCAAACTACAGAGGAACATCTTAGTGGTACGAACTACCCCGGTCAATAGTAAAACCGTCTAATTCCAGATCTTTTTTCGAGGCCCCTTTCGCCAGGGGATTCGCACCCCTGGCGGGAGTACCCAGGCCCTTGGGCTCCGTGGAGCCCTCGGGTGCGGGTACTTCAAACGTTGTGCTCATCAATCAACCACTGCGCGTGGCGCTCCAACGTCTCAAGAGAGCTGAACTGCCGCGCAAGGCCCGTGAACTTGCTGATGAACAGGAGGTCACCAGCGGCCCAGTTCTGGTAGTTGCCAAGGCAGTGCGTGGAGGAGCCCCAGCCAGTCTTGAAAGTGGCCAGGACTTCGGTGATGCCTGGCCGAGCTTCGTCAGCCTTGAAGCTGATGGTGGCCCACAGGGCGCGGCGGCTCAGGGGGGCCTCCTGGGCGCGGTCCTTGCATTCGGCGGGGGCTGGCTGCTCCACCACGCGCTTTCGGGCTGCGGCGATTGTGGCGGGGGTCATCTTGCGCTCAGGGTGTAGCTGAAGCTGGTCAATGCTCACGGGGCTGAGGGGGTGGCTCGCCATGTCTTTCTCCTTTTCAACGGGTAAACGATTCGAGTGATCCAAACTACAAGAGCGTACCCTACGGAAATCTCCCACCCCCGTCAAGAGTAAAATCGGATTTATTTTTCACCGGGAAAAATAAAAGGTGTTTGCAACCCGCCCGTCTATCTCCCTAGAATCGTTACCCTGGACGTGAGTACTTTCTGCATAGGAGGATCGCCAATGAGCAACACCTACTGGGCCCGAGGCCAGCAGACGGAGCTGGCCGATCACCTGGGCATCTCACCGCAGCACCTCAACGACATCCTGCACCGTCGCAGGCGGGTGGGCGTGGACTTCGCCCGTGAGCTGGAGGCAGCGAGCCAGGACGTCCTTGGCTCGCCCATCCCGTGGGAGACGTGGCTCTACAGCAGCACCTCACGCCACCCCGCATTCTTTGGCGAGCCGGAGGAGCAGAGATGATCTACGCTGTATCTGACACCCACCTCGGCATGGGCAATGGCCGGGACAACTGCACGTCACGCACCGCGCTCGAGGCACTGTTCACCGAGGCCCGTTCCCAGGACGCTCTCTTCATCATGGTGGGGGACATCCTCGAGACGTGGCAGTACCCTGCCTGCGGGGTGCTGGAGTACAACAAGACCCTCCTCGAGAGATTCCTGCAGTACTCAGGCACCAGGCTCATCCTGGGCAACCACGACAGCCACCTGGTGGGCCATCCGTTTTTCGACCACCCTCAGTGCCACAGCCACTTCGACGCCTGGCAGGGTGGTCAGTGGTTCCGGTTCAATCACGGGCATGAGTGGGACGACGTCAACAACAGCCCCCGGCCGGGGATCGCCCAGGTGCTCACCATCCTGGCTGGCATGGCCGAGGACGCTGGGTGGTTGATGCGCCTCTCGAGGTGGTGGCACAACCTCAAAGTCTCACCCCGTGGATCCTACCGCGCCGGTCAGATCCGGGAGCACATCATCGACGAGACGACCGGCCACATCGTCTGTGGCCACACGCACGAGGCAGGCAGCTGGGGCGAGTACCACAATACCGGCTGCTGGGTGGACGGGCGTACCGACTACCTGATCATAGACGATGCCAACGGTGGGGTGTCCCACCACAGCTACTGAGGAGGGGAGAACATGAGAGCACTCGACGGTGCCCTCCTCTGCGCGTCTCGAGGATGGCACGTATTTCCTGTCGTAAACGACAGCAGCAAACGACCGGCATTCAAGGGGTGGCAGGAGTGGGCCACAGCCGACCCCGACAAGATCCAGAAGTACGCCAAGGCCAACCCCATGACCAACTGGGGCGTCTACGCCGGGAAGTCCGGGCTCTTCATTATGGACCTGGACCCCCAGTCGGGCGCGGCCATCAAGGCTCTCTTCGACAAGCACGGGAAGTTCCCGCGCACCTTCACGGTCAAGACACCCCGCGGCGGCAAGCACCTCTACTACGTGGGTGACGGTCCCTCCCTGGTGGACGGGCTCGGCCACGACATCGACACCCGCGGCCGGGGCGGCTACGTCCTCGCACCTGGCTCTGCCATCCGGGATCCCAATACCGGCGAGGTCAAAGGCTCCTACTCCATCGTCCACGACATGGCGCCGACACCCATGCCCACCTGGGTGCCCGAGGAGATCCAGCAGGAGCGCTCTCCCCTCGAGAGGCCCGACGACTCCGACGTGGGCGGCAGCATCGGCGAGGGCAAGCGGGACAGTGAACTCACACGCTGGGCCGGTGTCCTCCGCGGCCAGGGCCTGGTGGAGGATGAGCTGACCGCGGCGCTCATGGTCATCAACAGCATCCGCTGCGCCCCACCGCTCCAGGATAACCAGGTCATCAAGATCGCCAGGTCAATCGCCAAGAAGCCGAGAGGTGATGCCGAGGCGGCAGCGGTCTTCGCGTCGGCCGACACCGATGAGATGCAGGCCAAGGGGAACTGGCCGGTGGATGCCGAGGACTACATCGATGGCGAGGCGCCGGAACGGGAGTGGCTCGTGGAGAATTGGATCCCCAAGGGTGAGATCAACAGCCTCTACGGATCCGGGTCCACCGGGAAGTCGCTCCTCGCCCTCCAGCTCTCCCTGTGCATCGCGTATGGTCAGCCGTTCCATGGCCAGGCCGTTACCTCCTGCCGTGTCCTCTACATTGCCTGCGAGGACAAAGAAGCTGAGGTCCATCGGCGCCTCACCGACATCAGGCAGGACTTCCCAGCAGCCGTCCGCAGGAAGGGCCGACTCCACATATGGAACCGCGTGGGCCTTGACTCAGCGCTGGCCAAGGTGCAGGGCGATGACGTGGTGGCTGGCGCGTTCATGGGGGAGCTGCGAGCGTACATGGACCAGCTACCACCTGGCCCGTGGCTGATCGCCTGCGACACCGTCTCCGACGTGTACATGGGTGACGAGAACACCAGGGAGAAGGTCAACAAGCTGATCAAGGTATACCTCTCAGGCCTGGCCCTCGACTATGATGCCACTATCCTGCTCCTGGCCCACCCCTCCCGCGCCGGTCAGAAGGGCGACATGCTCTCCGGGTCCACCGCCTGGGAGAACGCAGTGCGCAACCGCATGGCCATCACCAATGAGGATGGGGTGACCACGCTCAAGAAGGTAAAGAGCAACTACTCCAGCACCGATGACGAGATCACCCTGCGGTGGGAAGCCGGTCGGTTCGTCCCCATCGACACCCAGGTGCAACAGGTCAAAGCCGAGAAGGCTGAGCGCATGGACCTGGCGCAGGCTCTCAGTGGTATCGTCCAGGTGGGCCAGGAGGTCACCCTCAAGCGGGTGGCCGACATCATCTCCACCACGGCTCAGTACAACCACCTCTTCGGCAAGATCCGCAGCGACCGGCGCCAGGTGCAGCAGCTCATCCTGGCACTGCGCGAGGGCATCCAGCTGGGCGGCATTGAGTATAGGTATGCCGAGCGGGACACCGGCCGAGAGAGACACTGGGTATCAGCTGAGGTGGTGGAAGATGAGGATTTTCTCTCATAGTAGTATAAGGACTTAACACAGACAAAATCTGGAGAACCCGAAAAAGTGAAATCCTTGGAAGTCTATGGTAGCAAAGGTTTTAATATGGACATTTGCCCTTTTTGGGGGCGTTTGTTCATATTAAACCGTTGTGTAGCAAGGCTTTGTGGGTTCTGGAAAAATGGGGCTTAAAATGTCCGTATCAGAAAATGCACAAGTTAAGTCCTTTGGTGGTCGAGAGTTAATACGGACACAGTTCATACGGACATTTTTCTTGTCCGTATTTTGTCCGCGTGGATTAAACCCTTGTAGGGCAAGGAGTTAATTGGGACAGAATTTCACCCCCCTACGGGGGGAGGAGAGATCTCCCAAGATCTCCTCCTCCCCGTAGAGGGCAGGATTTTTGCGCGAGAGGAGACGGTGATGATGAGCGTGGTGATCTACGGACTGAGTGGCATCCTGGCGATCCTGGTGGCGTACCTGGTGGCCGAGGCGACCTGGCGCATGGGGATCGAGGAGGGGTGGAAGCGAGCGGCCCAGGCATCGGTGGACGACCGGCCCCCGGAGGTGCCGCAGGGAGAGCTTGAGGAGTTGCTCGCCCCCTACTGGCCGAAAGCGCCTGAGTGGGCGCAGTGGGCGGCGATGGATAAGGACGAGAGATGGGGGTGGTATGCCGAGGAGCCTTATAAGTTGGGTGATGAGTGGTGCATATCCTCATACCGTAAAGATTACAAGGCGTTTTACGGCCCCGAGTGGCACGGCGACTGGCGGGAGGCGAAGGTCAAGCGGCCTGATGCCGTTGCTTGTAAGTTGTGCCGTAAGTGCGGTGTGTCGGTCGTCCCTGGCTTGGGATCACTATGCGCTAACTGCTTTGAACAGCCCGACCAACCGCAGCGGCCTCTGCCGTCATGTGGTACGCCATGCAATGATGAAGATAGAGAGGCGGCGGGTATATGTGATGACTGCGATTTGCCCGACCAACCGCAGCAGCGGCGGGAGGTGAGCGAAGAGATCGAGCGCTTAAAGGAAGAGTGCGCAGACCGTCATGACCTTCTTGAGGAGATCGGTGAAGTTATCGACAGGTGGCGATCTGAGACCGTGGAGGACTGACATTTTTGCTCACGGCTGGTGCCTGTAGCGTGGTGCAGACGTGAAGGAGGCTCGCAGGGTGAAGACTGCACGTAATCCCATTCAGGCGAGTCGAAGTGGCTTAAAGTCGAGGCCAGCCGTGAGCTTTTTATCGTGGAGGACTGACATGGCTAAAACAGGGATGGGTCTGGTGCCAGACCTGAAGCAGTTTGCGTTTGGTCCAGTGTGGGGCGGCGATCTCATAGGAAAGACCGGCAGAGACAAATTGGAGAAGCTCGGTTATGTCACCAGAGTCAAGGGGTGGACTACTCTGACCGCGCGTGGGCTGCGAGTTCTGGTTGATCTTGAGATTGTCAGGTCATAGCGGAGGACTGACATGAGCGATAGAACAGAAGAGGCATACGAAGCTCTGCGTCAAAGGTTGAAAGACGTTAAAATGGCGAACGAATGTATGCGAGGAGAATTAGCCAAAAGCAACACGTTGTTAGATTGCGCTCATATACGGATACGTCAACTGTCATCCGAGCGAGCGGTATGCGCGAACTGCCGGTACTATGTGGCAACTGAGCTTACTGCCGCCGGTGATCCGTTGGGGCATTGTACTCGATACCCGCCACCCCCTAGATCGCTGCCGTGTGAGGACGGAGATTCATATGTAATCGAGGACGTGGCTTTGTTACCTGAGTCTGGACATGGGGTGATAGTGTCAGAAGAAATGTGGTGCGGGGAATGGCAACGCGGAAGGAATTACGGCGAGCCGAAGAAACTTAAAGCCAGCGGCGGGGAGGAGGACTGACATGAGCATACGCAAGTCGGCTGAGGCGCTGACAGGATTCAGCCTTACGAAGCGGAACACTCACCATTGGGATATATACCCCGCACGTGGCCAGTGGCTTCGCAATGGTGGTCATAGGCTGTTCAGGATACGCGGGGAGCCTGGTCGTGTCGTTATCTTTAGCGAGATGGATTACCCTGCGCGTGATGATGAGCCACGGGACTGGGGATACCGTCGCGAGTTCACGTCCATAGAGGCGGCGATGGCATTTATCTGCGGGATACTGATGCGCGAGGCGTGCGGGGAGGAGGACTGACATGAGCGACGAATGTGTGCATTGCACTGTGCGCGGCAACATGGAACAGTGCTCAAAGACTGAATGCCAGCACCATGAAAACTGGTATGCGATGCAGCTCATGGCCGAGGTCGAGCGGATGAAGGACAAGGAACAGCGATCTCGCAGGCAACTAGAGGCCGAGGTCAAGCGGCTCAAGGACGATGCAACATGCGAGTTGTGCGATGCACCGACAGACGCCCATGCTCCTGCCGTATGCGTGGGGTGTTACAACCAGTTGGGGGCCAAGATCGAGCGGTTGAGGGGTGCAATTCGCACTGCTATGGATGACCTTGGTGCTGCACTGGAGGAGGACAGCGATGCGAGTCAATCGTAACCGGCCGGTCGCTGACCACAGCAACACCAGGCGAAGGAACCGTGAGCGAGTGAAGGCGAAGCACAAGTACCGCGGTGGTGAGTTTGAGGAGCTGCTTGAGAAGGAGGTCGAGGCCCTTGGCTACACGAAGCGTTCAACGAACTACCGCAGCTCTCCGTGAGCTTGGGATCACCTACGCGATTGTCGAGCATTGGAACGACCACGCGGGTGTTCGTCAGGACATGCTCGGATTCATCGACATCGTCGCGCTGTGGCCTCAGAAAGGGGTCGTAGCGATCCAGGCATGCGCCACAGACTATGCTGAGCATGTCCGTAAGCTTACGGGACTCAGGCGAGCTGCCGTCGCACAGTGGCTCTCTGTGGGCTTGTGCGAGTGTGGCGCCCAGCTCACTCATGTGGAGCTGTGGGGCTGGCGCAAGGTGGTGAAGAAGAGAGGCAGCAAGGTGAAGGTCTGGCGACCTCGAGTGCAGGCCTTCACGATGGAGGATGTGAGCGATGATTTCCTGGACTGATTGGACCGACACTTCGAACCCTCGGCAGCATAGCACCACAGACACGACCACCGATGGGTTTGGTTGGTTCTACTCAGTGTCGGGTGGTTACGATCACGACATCGATGCGCACCTCTACCGGCCAAAGGATCCCGCCTGGTGCAGCAGGCATGGGCGGGATCCCGAGCTGCCGCCGGTCGAGTGGGCGAGGGTGAAGAAGGATCACGATGCGGTGGGGATACTTGCGCCCTACCGCCATTTCGTTTTCGTTGGATGAGGAGGAGAACGATGGGACGACTGTGCATGTGCAGTGAGGTGGGCAAGGTGAAGCGCGATGGCAAGAGCACCTGTGCCAGGTGCGGTGGTGAGGATGCCTACGGTGGGCCCGAGCGGAGCCAAGGACCGGCCAGGGCCACTGACGAGATCGGGAGCATTCTCCAGATCTCGACACGGGCTCTGCGAGCGACACGTAAGCATCTCGAGATCGCGAAGGCCGAGAACAAACTCCTGCGACAGATGCTCTGCTTTCGCCATGGGTGCAGCATCACCTCGCTGTACCTGGACGACGATGAGCATCAGTGTGGCCGATGCGGTGTTGACTTCTTGCGTGATGATGCCAACGATATCTTCCAGGCGCTGACGCAGGGAGAGGGACATGCTGAACGAGGCACTGAAGATCCTCAGAACGGAGAATGCCGGGATGACTGAACTGATCGAGAAGCTGAAGGACGGGCTCATCAAGTACGGGCAGCACAGGCCCGACTGCGCCATGTCGCTGTACCCCGAGAGTACGAGCTGCACCTGTGGTCTGCTCAACCTCTGGCTCGAGGTCTACAACGCCGAGGCGCCACCGGAAAATGTGTTGCAACCGGATGGTCCCTCTTCGTAGCCTGAGGTCATGGTAGACACCCGCGCATTCTTCCAGAAGGCCAGGGCGCAAGGACTGGCCACGACCTCAGAGGAGTGGGATGACATGGCATCACTCACGCAGGCTGACCTTGAGCTGATCAAGGCCTTTGTGCAGGAAGCTGTGAGCGAAGAGCTGAAGAACCACACGCTGCACTGCAAGTTCACCGTGAGCGAGTCCGATGCCCAACAGTTCTCCCACCTCGTGGGCATGATGAGCGACACAGGCGGGGGCGATCTCTCCAAGGGCATCGAGACGATGCGCAAGAACCACGAGTGGATGAAGTCGATGCGGGAGCGCTCGAGCAAGGCAGGATCGATCTTCTTTGTGATGCTGGTCACCGCGGTGGTGGCCAGCATTCTTTCTACCTGGTGGGCTGGTATCAAGACGGTCGCCACGAAGTTCCTGGCGGGACCATGATGTGGGTAAGCTCACGCACAACCACGCTCGCTTTGTCGCAGCGTACCTCGAGCATGGCAATGCCAGCCGAGCGTACCAGACAGCGTACCCCAACTGCAAACCTCGCTCAGCGGATTCACTAGGCACCAGGTTGCTGCAACGACCTGACGTGAGGGAAGCAATCGACAAGGCGATAGAGAAGGCCATGAAGAAGATTGAAGTCACTCCCGAGCGCATCATCCAGGAGCTGGCCTGCATGGCCTTCTTCGACCTCAGCTCGGTTACTGATGACGAGGGCAACCTCCTCCCGATCTCCGAGATCCCGGAGGAAGCACGACGGGCTCTGGGCAGCATGGAGATCGAGAGCCTCTTCGATGAAGACGGTGGCCTGCGGGGGCGCCTCAAGAAGGTGAAGGTCAGCGACAAGAAGCAAGCGCTCGAGCTGCTCGGCAAGTGGAGCAAGCTTCTGATGTGGCGTGAGCAGACGATCAACGAGAACAACAACAAGACGGAGGTCACCGTGCGCCAGGTGGACCTCAAGGATCGCATCAAGGAGTTGACCGGGGAGGCACAAGACGATGACGATGACGATGACGAGGATGACTTCCTCCAGTAACGCACCGACTGGCTGCTTGGCCGCGGTGATCCTGGGCCTCTTGGCCTGGGCGATCCCGGGCGCCATCGGGATGGTGGGCTACTACGTGGCCAGCTACCTTGGACTGCTATGATCTGCAATGGCCTCACTCGAGAGATGAGCAAGGCGCTCTACAAGGGCGTCCTCGAGGACGGTGACACCGAGGCCATGCGGCAGCTCTGTCGCAACGACCTCTTCTTCCTCCTCTTTGTCGGCTGCAAGCGCAAGGACGTGGATCACGACTGGCTCTACGAGCGCTGCCGGGAGGTGGAGGCGAAGCCTGACGGCATGCTCGACCTCTGGGCTCGAGAGCACTACAAGTCCACGATCATCACATTCGCCAAGTCACTCCAGGACGTGCTATCCTCTCACGGTCGCAACCCGGATCCCAAGTGGCAGGGCCGCGAGGTGACGGTGGGCTTCTTCAGCTGCACCCGTCCCCTGGCGAAAGACTTCCTCAAGCAGATCCAGCGAGAGCTGGAGGACAACCAGTTCCTCAAGGATCTATTCCCCGACGTTCTCTTTCAGCAGCCGAAGCGTGAGGCGCCTCTGTGGTCCCTCGACAGTGGTCTGGTGGTGAAGCGTCACAGCAACCCTCGAGAGGCCACCTTCGAGGCGCACGGGCTTGTGGATGGCCAGCCTACCGGCAAGCACTTCTTCCTCCTGGTCTACGATGACGTGGTCACCCGCGAGAGCGTGACGACTCCCGAGCAGATCAAGAAGACGACCGATGCCTGGGCCCTCTCCCTCAACCTGGGAGCGAAGGGTGGGCTCATCCGGTACATTGGTACGAGGTATCACTACAACGACACCTACCGGACGATCCTCGAGCGTGAGGCCGCGGAGCCACGCATTCACAAGGCCACGGTCGATGGCACCGTGAACGGTGACCCCGTGTTCCTCTCCCGCGAGGAGCTGATGAAGAAGCGCCGGGAGATGGGGCCGTACATCTTCGCCTGCCAGATGCTCCAGGATCCGAAAGAGGATTCGGTCATGGGCTTCAAGCGGGAGTGGCTGCGCCAGTACCATGAGCTGCGCAACCACTCCCAGTGGAACTTCTACATCACGGTGGACCCCGCGGGGGAGAAGAAGAAGGACAACGACTACACCGTCATGTGGGTCCATGGCCTGGCGCCTGACGGCAACTACTACCTGGTCGATGCGGTGCGCGATCGCATGAACCTCACGCAGCGCTGCGATGCGCTGATGCGTCTGCACAAGAAGTGGCGCCCTCTCAAGGTGGGCTACGAGAAGTATGGCCTGCAGGCAGACATCGAGCACATCGAGTACGTGATGGAGCTGAAGAACTACCGCTTTGTCATCGTGCCTCTGGGTGGTGCCATGTCGAAGAACGATCGCATCAGGAGACTGGTGCCGATCTTCGAGCAGGGCCGGTACTACTTGCCCGTCAGGCTCATGTTCCTGGACTCCGAGAAGAAGCCCCACGACTTCGTCCAGGAGTTCATCGATGACGAGTACGAGGCCTTCCCCGTGGCAATCCACGATGATATGCTTGACTGTGCGAGTCGAATTGTGGATCCTGATTTGAGAGCGGAGTTCCCTGAGGAACAGGAGTACCACTTGTCGATGACCATGGCGCCTGACCGAGGGAAGGTCCAAACCGAGTACAAACTGTTTGCATGAGGAGAGCCCTATGTGCTTTTGGAGTCAGCCGCAACCGTCTGCGCCCCCGCCGCCCCCACCGGCACCTCCCCCGCCTGCGCCCCCTCCCGTGGCTCCTGTCGCGCCACCACCCGCGCCTGCGCCCGAGCCTGCTGAGCCCACCCAACAGGCTCAGCCTCGTCGTCAGGCAGACTTCGAGGCAACACAGCAGGCCAGAGCAGGCACCGCGCAGAGAGCGGCCGGCCGCGCCGGTCGATCCAGCACCATCCTCACGGGTGGCCAGGGACTGAGTGATCAGGCCTTCACCCGCAACAAGACGCTTCTGGGTCAGTGACGTTGCCGTCCCGGCTACTATGGGTGATCCGGGTAACACCATAGCGCAGGCTCGTCCCCTGCGGGGGGATAACCGGATTTGAGAGGGTGACAGATGCCAGAGTACGACAGCAAGACGAAGCGGTATCGTGACAGGCTCAAGCAGCTCGAGGAGCAGGCCTCCACGATTCGGCAGCATTGGCGTGATATCCAAGAGTACCTCATGCCTCGCAAGGGCAAGTTCCTCTCGAGCACTGGTGGCGTCGAACACGACATCGACAAGGAAGGCGCCAAGCGCAACGAGAAGATCATCAATGGCATCGGCACCCGAGCGGTCAGGATCCTGGCTGCTGGCATGCAGGGTGGCCTCACCTCTCCCTCGCGCCCCTGGTTCCGACTGGGGCTCCCCGACGAAGACCTCATGGAGTACACGCCGGTCAAGGAGTGGCTGCACGACACTCGCAACCGGATGCTCGCAGCGCTCCAGCGATCCAACTTCTATGGCTCGATCCACAACCTTTATGGCGAGCTGTCCGCGTTCGGGACCAACGCGATGATGATCGAGGAAGACCTCGACACCATCGTCCGCTTCCGACCGTTCACCGTGGGTGAGTTCTACGGTGCCCAGGACTCCACGTACAGGCCCAACGCTCTGTACCATCGCTTCCTCATGACGGCCCGCCAGATGGTGCGCGAGTTCGGCAGGACCAAGGTGTCGCGGCCGGTGCGAGAGGCGATCGAGAACAACCAGCTCGACACCAAGTTCTCAGTGATCCGGGTGATCCAGCCCAACAGCGACAGCAAGCCGGGAAGCGATCTCAGCGAAGACCTCCCCTTCGAGTCAGTGTGGTTCGAGGAGAAGGGCCGCGAAGGCAACGACAAACTCCTGCGCCGGTCAGGCTACCGGCAGATACCTTTCGTCATGCCCAGGTGGTCAGTGACTGCGACCAACTTCTGGGGTGACTGCCCAGGCATGGATGCCCTCGGTGATGTCATGATGCTCCAGAAGATGGAGAGCGACAAACTGATGGCCCTGGACAAACTGGTCAACCCTCCGATGAATGCGCCGACCTCGATGAAGAAGACCGGTGGCAGCATCGTGCCAGGTGGTGTCAACTACGTGGATGTCACGCAGGGTGGGCAGGGCTTCACCCCGGCGTACCAGATCAACCCGGACATCGGCAGCATGGCGGTGGAGATCCGTAGCGTAGAGCAGCGGATCCAGAGCGCCTTCTTCAACGACCTCTTCCTGTCGATCCTCCAGGAGGACAAGCGCATGACGGCCACCGAGGTGGCAGAGCGTCATGATGAGAAGCTCCTCATGCTGGGGCCGGTCCTCGAGCGCTTGCAGGCAGAGCTGCTGGACGTGATCATCGATCGAGTCTTCGACATCATGCTCAACCTCGACCTCTTCATGCCGCCCCCTCCCGAGATGTCGGGCATGCTGCTCAGGCCCGAGTACATCTCTACCTTGGCGCAGGCGCAGAAGCTCGTCGGGACCAACGCCATGAACAACCTCATCCTGACCGTGACCAACATGGCCCAGGTCAACCCCGAGGTGGTGGACAAGGTTGACTTCGATGAGATGACCGATCAGTACGCTGACATCCTCGGGACGCCCCCCAAGGTGATCCGGGGCGACGATGAGGTGGAAGCCATCCGGGCGCAACGGGCGCAGGCACAGCAGGCTGCTGTGGCGCAGGCACAGATGGACACGGCCATAGGCAACGCCAAGGCCATGTCGGAGACACCTCTGGGTCAGGGCTCGGTCCTCGACTCAGTGATGGAGGGACTGGGATGACCAAGAAGATTGACGATCCGAATCACGCGACCAACCCTGCGATCGGAGCAGTGGAGGTCACGCCTTCGGATGACACGGACCTCTCCAATGGGGACTGCCGTGCGCTCTATGTCGGGACGACGGGTAATGTGAAGGTGAAGCTCGTCACAGGCGAGAACATCACCTTTGTGAATGTCCCTTCCGGTATGATCCTGCCCGTGATGGTGAAGCGGGTGTTCAGTACCGGCACGGTCGCGAGCGACATCGTCGCCCTCTACTAGGAGGTAGAGACATGGCTATGAACAGCAACCCGCAGGCAGTCCGCTTCTGCAATGAGAAGGTTCGGCCTCTAGCCAACGATCTGGCGCAGCTCTACTATAGGAGCAAGCGCTTCCTCGATCAGTGGAATGGCCAGGGCATGTCGGCGCTCATCAACAATGATGCAGGCGAGACGATGGACGACAACGCCACCGAGGACGGGCGCCCGATCGCCTCGGGGAACTCCTGCCATAACATGTACAATCGGGCGGCGGGAATCGTGGTTGACTTCGAGGCCAGCGGCAGCGCGAAGCTCAACACCATTCTGGCGATTGCGAACCTCACTGGGGAGTAACCCATGGCAACGTATTACGTCCGGTCAAGTGGTGGCAACGACAGCAACGCGGGAACCTCCTTTGCGTTGGGTTGGGCTACGCTCCAGAAGGCCGCGGATACCGCAGTAGCCGGTGACCTTGTCCTGGTTTGTGCGGACGGCAATCATCTTCCCACTGCCAAGGTGGACTTTGACACCAATGCAGGGTCTGATGTGGCGCAGATTGAGTTTCGTGGCGCGGGAGCTACTGGTGCCGATGACGGTACAGTAGCTACAATCAGCGGTGCGAGTTTGCCAGCAACTACGGACATGATAGATCTTACAGTTTCGGTCAACCATATTCTGTTTAAGGGCCTCCGCTTTACCGCGGCGACCCGCGATAACGTGGTCATGGGCTCCGACGCGATGTGTACCATGTTTGTGAATTGCAGAATGGACAATGCGACAGGCCGAGGGGCTTACACTACAGGTTCGGGGTCATACTACGCCTTTATCGGTTGCGAATTTGACAATAACGGGGGGTGGGGTCTCACTATGAATTCCGGGGCTCGCGGCAAAATGAAAGTCGCGTTTTGCTCCATCCACGACAACGCTGGCGGGGGGTTAAGGGACTCCCTCTACCTTGTGAATAACGGGGTCCCGTATTATGACCGGAACCTGATATATGATAACGCCGGGGTCGGCCTGGAACTCACTCACGTTACGATGAGTTCTTTGGGTCGGGCGGTGATAACAAACAACACCATATGGAATAACTCCAGCGATGGGGTCAAGTTCACGTCGGGAGATAATAATCTCTTCCCCTATTTTGCGAATAACATCCTTGTAGATAACGGCGGCTATGGCTGGAATATCTCGGGGACTTCTGAGGCGGGGAGAATAGCGGACATAAAGAATCTGTGCAGCTACAACAACACTTCTGGGCACTGCGACTTTAATAGTGGAGTTCTTCCCGGCTCGGGGCATGTGCTGGAAAGTCCCCAGTTCGTCAGCACTACTGATGGGGCAGAGGACCTCACCCCGCAAAACACGAACTTATTGATTGAGCGGGTTTATGGTTCTGGCGGCACAAGCCACGAGTACATTGGCGCCATACAGCCCGAGAGGGTGGCAGGCGTAACCCTCGGCCCTTACGAATCTGGAGCATGGAGATAACAGATGCCTATCGCGGAAATCGATACCGAGAATGCTGACCGGGATATCTCGTCCCTCATCGCAGTTCTCACGCACACGCCCAGCGCTACGGTGCCCATGCTCTGCCAGGGGTATGTGGAGCTTGGCGATGGCACCAAGGATCTCGATGGGTCCGGTGGGGCCTTCCAGCTGGAGATCACCGTGGGTGGGCAGACGGTCCAGCCCAACCCCCAGACTGTCACCTTTAGCACGGATGACCGCGGCGCTGTCTGGACAACGCCCTTCCCGGTGCCTGCGAATGCCGAGGTGGTGATGTCGGTCCTCTCCCCGAATGCCGGGGACACGGACGTGGACGTGACCGCGTACCTGTACCAGCTCGATGCACCGAGTACTGTGGTGACCAGCGGTGCGGTCGCGAACATCGCGCCCAACTCCTACACTCTCACGACTGGCACCCAGTCCAGTGGCACGGTGACCAACACCGAGGCCCTGGATGGCACGAACCATGAACACACTGACGCTACTGGCGAGATGGATCTCTACTACGAGTTCCTCGTCGGATCGGGCAGTCCCGGATCCGTTCGCTTTGACGGGTATCTCAACGGCATCAACGATGGCCTTGAAGTCTACGGGTACGACTGGGTCGCCGCGGGGTGGGTGCAGATTGCCACGCTGGCAGGCAAAGCCCTGAGCGTCAACGACACCTTCGAGTGGCCACTCACCGCAGCTATGGCAGGGACTGGCGCGAACCTGGGAAAGGTTCGGGTTCGGTTCACCGATGGGGCCTTTACGCTCACGACAGCCACCCTTGCGGTGGATCGCCTCCTCCTGTCCTACTCCCAGACAGCAGGCGGGTACACCGATGGCATCGAGGTGGACACCAACGCGAGCAACACCAACACGGTGGTGGGCATCGATGGTGTCAAGGGCAACCCTGTCAGTACCTGGGCCGCTGCGCTGACTCTCAGCACGGCCACGGGGATCAAGCAGTTCCATGTCGTCAATGGCAGTACTATCACCCTGTCCGCGAACAGTGACAACTATACGATGGTGGGCAAGGGTTGGTCGCTCGTTCTCAACGGGCAGAGCATAGATGGCATCTATGTCCACGGTGCTTGCGCCGTCACAGGCACCGGCACCAACGGTGTCACCCGACCGACCTTCGACCGTTGCTGCTTCGGCGCGGTCACTCTACCCCCTTCTGAGATTCGGGATTGTGGGTTCGGTGTCGCATCGGGGACGTTCACTGCGCAGGCTGCGGGCGATTATCTCATCGTGGGTGGGTTCTCATCGGTGCCGGGTAGTGGCGTCCCCAACTTGGTCTTCTCCGGTCTGGGTTCGGCCACGGGCATCAACGTGCGCGGGTGGACAGGTGGGTCCAACTGGACCCTCGATTCAGACTGCACCATCTCTCATGAGGTATTTGCTGGCGGTGGCCAGACCTTCACTACTGGTGGCGCCGACGTGGAGCTGCGAGGCACGTTCCGCTCAGCGACCTTCACCCTCAGTGGTGCAGGCACCGTCCAGGTGGTGGGCACGACCGGCCCTGTCACGATCTCGGGCACGGCCACGACCGCGGTCAACATCTACGGCGTGATTTCCTCCCTGACCGACACCTCGGTCAACACGACGGTCAACAACCTGGCCATGTCGTATGCGGTGCAGAACGAGCTGAAGGGCCTTCAGGGTGGCAAGGTCATCACCAACGCGGCAGGCACCCAGGTGCAGATGCATGACCCCGCTGGCAACCTGGTGGTCACGCTGGACCGTACCGGCACTGGTCCCTACACCTGGACACCAACCTGGGCATAGGAGGTGAGCAATGCCTAACCTGATTGGCACTGGCCTGGCCCTGGTGACGCGGGGTCTGGAAAGTGGAGTGGACCTTCCCGACACGGGAAACGTCACGACCGATGACACGGTCGCAGGAGACGCTGGAACGCACGTAGTGCCCTCGGTGGGCAACGTGCGACTCAATGTGAAGTACGGGGCGAACGGGACGGAGTTCACTGGCATCCTCAACCCAGCAGGAGGCAGTGGCGGTGGACACATGACGATGGGAATCAGCATATGATGATCGGGATAGGCGTACCGAATGCCGGGACAGTGCTCTCAGAGTTTGCCATGTCACTGGCACAGATCACCGCGTTCTCCACGGCCAAGGGGATCCCCGTGGTTCTCATCAACCAGGAGACGAGCATCATCGAGAAGGGGAGACACGACATCGTGGCCCAGGCGCTCAAGCTGGGCTGCTCGCATGTTCTCTTCCTTGACTCCGACATGATCTTCCCCATGAACGTCCTCGAGGCCCTCCTCGACGCGAAGAAGACGATCGTGGGCGCGAACTACTCCACGCGCACCGAGCCCACCAGGCCGACTGCGAAGGATCTCAACGACAAGGACATCTCCTGGAACACGGGGGTGCGCGAGGTGTCGAAGCTCGCGACGGGGTGCCTGCTGGTGGACCTCCAGGTCTTCGAGGACATCGGCAAGCCCTACTTCGCTGTGGAGTGGAGCGACGAGTTGAACGACTTCGTAGGTGAGGACTACAACTTCTGTGTCAGGGTGAACCTGGCAGGCTACAAGGTATTCTGCGATCATGATCTCAGCAGGGAGATCGTGCATGTCGGGAAGCAGGGCCACGCCCTCTCCCAGGAAGAGCCTCAGATCATCAAGCCCCAGCTCGAGCTGGTCAGCTGACGATTCTGTGTTGCTTTCCGCACCTCCCCTTGCATAGCATGGAGAATCATGACACACAACGCCGCGAGTAAACAGGACGAAGCCGAAAGGCAAGAGGACATCAAGCGGGAACGGCAGCAGGAGCTGGATGACGTCAAGAAGGTCATCAAGACTCCCGCCGGTCTGCGTCTGTTCCGACGCTTGTTTGAAGCGGGGCACATGTTCCGCACAACCTACACAGGGAACAGTCAAGGATATTTTCTCGAGGGCCATCGCAACTTCGCCCTCATGTTTTTCCAGGACGTTGTCGAAGTGGCACCCGAGGTGGTGCCTGAATTCATAAACCGGGACGAGGAGAACTGAAATGAGTGCAGACGCGACTACCGATCAGGACGCAGCACAGGTTGACACCAACGCAGCGGCCGAGGGTGGTGAACAGCAGGCAGAGGCGCCTGAGTTGAAGGTAGGTGAGGGCCCAGAGGGTGGCGAAGCCACTCCCGAGAACCCTCCCGCCGAGCCGATCGAGTACCAGGACTTCAGCGTACCCGAGGGCATCCAGGCCGACAGTCAGCTGCTCGAAGCGTTTACCGACACTGCGAAGGAGATGGGTCTTTCGCAGGAGAACGCGCAGAAGCTGGTGGACATGGGCGGCAGTCTTGCCCAGAAGGTCTACGAGCGGTACGTTGCCGAATACGCAGCGGTGCGTGAGAACTGGGTCAAGGAGTTGAAGGCAGACCCCACCTTCGGCGGCAATGCGTTCGAGGGCACATGCATTCGCGCCCAGCGCATCGTCAAGAAGTACGGGTCACCCGAGCTGACGAGCTATCTCAACGCCAGCGGGATCGGGGACAACCCCGAGGTCGTCAAGTTCCTGGCCCGGATCGATCGGGCTACAGGAGAGGACAGCACAGTGGATGGTGACGCAGGAGCGCCTGCGAAGGATCCCGCTGACATCCTGTACCCGGAACACGGGAAAACGTAAAGCAGGAGAAGAACAATGGCAACCTTTGGTGGAACCAATCCTACCCTCAGCAATCTCGCCGCCCGGATGGATCCCGATGGCAAGATCTCTGCGATCATCGAGATCCTCAACGCGACCAACGACATCCTCGATGACATGACGGTCATCGAGTGCAACGATGGCACGAACCACAAGACCACGATCCGGTCTGGTCTTCCCAGTGTCACCTGGCGCCTGCTCAACTACGGTGTCCAGCCCAGCAAGTCCCGCACCGTCCAGGTCAGCGACAGCACTGGCCAGCTCGAGGCCTACGCCGAGGTGGACAAGACCCTCGCCGAGCTTCACAACAACTCCTCCCAGTTCCGTCTCTCCGAGGACATGGCATTCCTCGAGGCGATGAACCAGGAGATGGCCTCCACGCTCATCTACGGCAACACGGCCGCGGATCCCGAGAAGTTCATGGGCCTGGCTCCTCGCTACGCCAGCACCAGTGCCGAGAACGGTGAGAACATCATCGACGCCGCAGGCACCGGCTCGGACAACACCTCCGTATGGTTCATCGTATGGTCGCCCCTGATCGCTCACTGCCTCTATCCCAAGGGTACGAAGGCTGGCCTCACCCATGAGGATCTCGGTCAGGTCACTCTCACCGACGCTGCTGGCGGCCTTTACGAAGGCCTGCGCACCCACTACAAGTGGCATCTCGGGTTCACGCTCAGAGATTGGCGCGGTGTTGCTCGTATCGCCAACATCGATGTCAGCGAACTGGCTGATGCAGGCGAGACTGGGTTCGACGGGGCCAACCTCCCGAATCTCATGATCAAGGCCTACAACAAGATCCGCATGAAGCTGCGCATGGGTCGCGCTGTGATCTACGCGAACGAGACGGTCCTCACCGCTCTGGATCTCATCGCCAGCAACAAGTCCAACACCTGGTTCACCAAGGGTGACGGAGTCGATGGCAACCCCATCATCAAGTTCCGGGGTATTCCCATCAAGCAAGTGGATGCGATCCTCGACACCGAGGCCGCGATCAGCTGAGCCTTTTCCTCTCACCAGAGGCACCTCCTGGAGGGGGGCCATAGGAGTGCCCCCCTCCTACCACAACCAACACGCTATTGATCAGGAGAAAAGATCATGCTCATCGATATGGACAATCTGTTCACCGGAGTGAAGGCAACCGGCGCGGACGAGCAGACCATCACCGCGACTGCCGTCAGCACAAACATCATCGATCTCGGCGCCGTGGACAGCACGGTTCCCGACCCCAACATCCGGGGTCGCCACGCTCGCATCCTCTGCCAGGTGACCGAGACTTTCGCTACCCTCACCTCGCTCGAGGTCATCCTCCAGACCGACGACAACACGGCCTTCTCCAGCGCCACCGAGCTGCGTTCCTCGGGCGACGTTCTGGCGGCCGCTCTCGTCCAGGGCAAGCGCATCGACATGGGTGTCCTCCCCGAGGGTTGTGAGCGCTACGTCAGGCTCAACTTCGTGGTCACCGGCTCGAACGCGACCGCTGGCAAGATCGTTGCTGGAATCAACTTCGACCAGCAGGTCAATGCACTCTAAAGGACTGAACAAGAAGGAGGGACGGCAATGAAGAGGACGTTTGTCTGCAAGACTGAGTGTTACTGGCTTGACCGTCGTTGGCTACCTGGCAAGGAGTACGTGCTGTTGGATGGTGGGGATGTTCCTCCCCGCCACTTTGAAGAGGTGGATGACAATGGGAAGCCCGTTCCTGTTGTGGAAGACACCCACCCCCTCGAGCAGCCCATGACTCTCGGGCAGGGACAGGAAGCCATCTACGGAAAGACTCGTCTCCAGAAGGACGGGCAGCAGCCTCGGACGCTTGAAGAGGCAGAGGACTTCCTGGCGTAACCCACCGGGGGGCCCCATACCGGGGCCCCCTGGACCCACTCTCCCGGAGGACTCCCCATGGCAAGTGCCGTAGAGATCTGCAACCTGGCCATCTCTCACGGGGGAGCAGGGCACACCATCCAGGCACTGACCGAATCCAGCGTGGAAGCTCGGCAGTGCAATCTCCTTTATGACAAGGCGCGACGAGCTACTCTCCGCAGCCATCCCTGGAACTTCGCAACGAAGCGGGTCACCCTGGCCCTTCTGACCGACACCTACACAGGGTGGACCTACGCCTACTCGTACCCCACCGACTGCCTCAACGTGATCGAGATCCTCAACCCGCTGGCTGCTATCTATAGCGACTACTCGCTCACCGCGACCGATCGGGTGCGCAACCGCTACGCAACGCGCAACAAGGTGGAGTACAAGGTCATATCCAACGACGACAAGAATGCTCGGGTCGTCCTCTGCAACCTCGAGGATGCCGAGATGGAATACACGGCCGACATCACTGACGTGAACATGTTCGACCCCCTGTTCGTGGAAGCGCTCGCCTGGCGCCTGGCAGCGGATCTCTCGATGCCCCTCCGCGGTGACCTCCAGCAGTTCGACCTCCTCGAGAGGAAGTTCTTCCGGGAGATCAGCAAGGCTGCTGCGGAGAGTTCCAACGAAGACCAGAAGGATCCCGAGGACAGGAACAACTACGTAGGCGCGAGGCTCTGACATGCCCGTAGCAGTGCAGCCCTCCTTTACTGGTGGTGAGTGGTCCCCCAGCCTCTACTCCCGTGTCGATCTCCAGAAGTATGCGACCGCTGCGCGGACCATGCGCAACTGGTTCTGCCATCCGCACGGTGGCGTGTCCAATCGCGCCGGTACGAAGTTCATTGCCAAGGTGAAGGACTCGACCAAGGCTGTGCGCCTGATCCCGTTCCGCTTCAGCGTCCTCCAGAGCTATGCTCTCGAGTTCGGTGACCAGTACATGCGTGTTCTGAAGGACGGTGCCCAGGTGATCTACGATCCGGGCAATGCTACCGACATCGTAAAGGCTGCTACCTACAAGTGGACAGCCAGTGGCGCCGGGACCAACGAGTATTACGTGGAGCTGCTCGCAGGCGGGGATCCCAGCCTGGACGAGCCCTCCGCGGTGTACGAGGACGTGGGTGGCGCCGACACGGTGATGCCTGTCGGGACGCTGGGCTCCCTCGCGGCCGGTGAGTACGCTTACGGTGACAATGACACCCTCGGGTACAGCACGATCTACGTGCGGCTCTCAGACAACGTGGATCCCGACACCAAGGCAGACGGCTACCTCGAGGCATCGAGCCCCTTTGAGCTGGCGACCCCGTACCTCGAGGCCGACCTCTTCGACATCAACTACACCCAGAGCGCTGATACGCTCTACGTGGTGCATCCCAGCTACGCGCCCAGGAAGATCACGCGCACCGGCCACGACGCATGGACGATCGCTACGATCACTTTCGCCGCGAGTACCGAGAAGCCAACGACCTTCGCCAGGTCGGCTGGCAGCGGATCCGGTTCGACCTATGCGGTCACCTCAGTGGACGAGAACGGCCTGGAGTCGGAGCTGTCCAGCACCGCGGCCGGTGGCGCCGGGGACACCTTCGGCTGGGACGACATGAGCGTCGATCACTACAACTTCTACGAGGACTTCAATGGGAATGGCATCTTCTACTGGCTCGGCACCGCACAGTCCAATTCCTTCACCGTCCCCGCAGCCACTGATCCTGACACCGACAAGTCAGTGCCGCAAGCCCGGAACCCCTTCAGTGGCTCGGGGAACTACCCAGGGGTCGTCACCTTCCACGACCAGCGACTTGTGTTCGCCCGGACCAACAACAACCCCCAGACGATTTACGGTTCAGTTATCGGGGACTTCGAGAACCAGAACCGCTCGACCCCTCTTCGCGATGACGATGCCTACACGTACACCATCAACGCCCTCCAGGTGAACGAGATCAAGTGGCTCGTCCCCCTGGACGACCTGATCATTGGCACGACTGCCAGCGAGTGGCGCATGTCCGCAGGCACGACCTCCGATGCGATCACCCCGACCAGCGTCAACATGAACATGCAGTCCCGCTGGGGGAGCGCTGGGGTCCAGCCCATCATGATCGGCAATACCATCCTGTTCATTCAGAGAGCAGGCTCGGTGGTGCGCGACTACACCTTCGAGTTCACGGTGGACAGCTACACCGGCAACAACCTGGCGATCCTGGCCAACCACCTCTTCGACAATCACTCGATCGTTGACTGGGCGTACCAGCAGCATCCTGACTCCATTGTCTGGGCAGTGCGCGACGATGGCGTCCTCCTGGGTCTAACCTACGCTCGCGACCATGAGGTCTGGGGCTGGCACCGGCACGACACCTCCGGGCTCTTCGAGTCCATCGCCTCGGTCCCCAACTCCGCAGGCGAGGACGAAGTGTACGTGGTGGTGCAGCGCAATGTCAACGGATCCGATGTCCGCTACATCGAGGTGTTCCAGGAGCGCATCGAGGATGACGATGTGGAGCTGGCCTGGTTTGTTGACTCAGCTCTTCGGCTCAACAATCCGCTCACCATTACCGGCGCGACCCAGGCGAGCCCTGTGGTCATCAGCTCGACCGCGCACGGGCTCTCCAATGGAGACGAGGTGGACATCCGCGATGTCGCTGGCATGACCGAGCTGAATGGCAATCGATACAAGGTGGCCAACGCGGCAGCGAACACCTTCGAGCTGACCTCGACTGAGGATGACTCCGACATAGATGGCACAGCCTTCACGGCGTACACCGAGGGCGGCAGCGCCTACGAGGTGGTGACATCGATCTCCGGGCTCGAGCATCTTGAGGGCAAGACCGTCAAGATTCTGGCCAACGGCAGCGTCCTACCGGAGCAGACCGTGTCGAGTGGCGCAGTCGCTCTGACGCACGGTGCGTCCATCGTCACGATCGGGCTGGGGTACACCCAGGATCTGGAGACGATGGAGATCGAGCTGGCCACGGCGAACGGCACACTACAGGACAAGAAGCGGCATGTACCATCGGTGGTGCTGCGGCTTGAGAACACTCGCTCCTTGCAGATAGGACCGAGTACTACAGACCGGGATAGGTTGGACGAAGTCCAGTTCCGAGACGACGAGAACTACGGGGATCCCATAGCTCTCTTCACAGGCGACCGAGAGGTCTACATCAACTTCGGGCAACCCCTGGAGTCACGGGTGTTCATCAGGAACGAAGAGCCCGTACCTGTGACGGTTCTGGCAATCATGCCGAGGGTGGTACATGAGCAGAGGTCGCCTTAGAATCATACCGGCAACGGTAGAGTTACTCCATTCACTGAAGGGCCGACTGCGTGATGTGGACGAAGACGAGTGCCAGGCCGCGTTGGGCATGTCAGCTGATGCTGGCATGTTCCTGTCTTTTCGATCTGGTGGTGACTCTTGGGTCGTTCTCCATCGCGGTCGCAGCATTGCTTGCTTTGGCGTCGGCCGTGTATCACTCCTGAGTACAGTCGGCATCCCCTGGATGGTGGCCACCGATGAGGCCGCTGAGATGAAGACTTCCTTCGCTCGAGGAGGGAGGAAGTACGTGGGCCAGATGCTTGGCCAGTACGAGCGTCTCGAGAATTGGGTGGATGCCAGGAGTGCCCTTTCCATAAAATGGCTTCAGTGGTGCGGGTTCCATATCGAGGAGCCCAAACCCTACGGATTCATGAAGCTGCCCTTCCACAGGTTCTGGATGACAAGGAGCGATCATGTGCGTAATCTCTCTCGTTGCCGCGCTCCCCTCAGCGGTGACCGGACTGGGGGTGGGAGCCTCAGCTTTCACCGTGGGGGCCGGGACAATCCTTGCCGACGTCGCTCTGGGCCTGGGGGTGGCCAGCATGTTCCAGCAGCAGCAGGCGACCAACTACCAGGCGCAAGCCGCACATAACCAGGTAGTGGCTCAGAACCGAGCCCTGGAGTACAACGCTCTGCAGCAGGAGCGTAACTCCGAGATCGCCCAGATAGAGGCCCAGGATGCGATCCGTCGTGGCGAGGACGAGGAGAACCGCATTCGCCGGCAAGTGAGTCGGACGCAGGGCCAGCAGCGAGCAGCCTTCGCCGCGGCAGGCGTTGTGGTGGACGAGGGGACGCCCCTCGATGTCCTCCAGGAGACGGCAGCTGAAGGCGAGCAGGACGCCCTCACGGTGCGCCACAACGCGGCCATGGAAGCCTGGGGCCACGATGTCACCGCTCAGAACTATCGCAACGATGCCACGCTCACCCGCTTCCAGAAGACCGACCCAGAGTTCGCTCGCGAGACGACTCTGATTGGTGGTCGCAGCAAGCTCCTGGATCGTGCTGGTGGCTTGGCTTCTTCCACCAGTAGATTCTTCCTGTAGGAGCCACCATGCCCAGAGTCCCTACCTACGAGTCACGGGTGCGCCCTCGCGACATGGTGTCCGCTCGAGTCAACGCGAACGCGACCCCAGGATCCTTCGGCGCCAACCAGGCAGCTCAGCAGTTCCAGCGTGGGCGAGCCATCGAGCAGATGGCAGGGACGCTCGGCAACCTCAGCGACCGATCCATGGACGCGGCGACCCGCTTCAAGATTCGGGAGGAGCGGGCAGTCGTCCGCGATCTCACTACACAGATGAAGGTCGCGGTGGCCCAGCACCGTGAGCAGCTTCGGAACCTCAAGGGCTCAGATGCCAAGGACGCTTTCAACCAGACCAACAAGTTCCTCACGGATGTGCGAAAGGATCTTGGTAAGGGACTACGCCTCCCCCGCGAGCGGGCGCTCTTCGAGAGCAGCTTCGCCGCGATCTCCGGTCAGCATCTCGAGTTTGCCATGCGTCATCAGATGCAGCAGGGGATAGCCTTCCAGCAGCAGACCTACGATGCTTCAAAGAAGCAGATCGTGGACGACATGGTGGAGGCTGCGCTTGACTCTGGAAACCCCAACCGGGCCCAGCTGGTAGAGAATGGCAAGGTGGAGCTGGCGGCAGAGATCCGGGGCCAGTCCCCTGGCGCACCAAAGGCCTCCGTGGATCGTGCCATCAAAGAGCAGACCATCGCCGCGCACCTCTCTGTGATAAAGGCTCTGCAGGCGAAGGATCCTGTGGAAGCCAAGCAGTACATCGAGGGCTTCAAGGAGGACTTCACTCCTGCGGTCTTGTCCAAGCTGCGCGAGGATGCAGAGAGAATGCTTCTGCCCGAGCGGGCCGCTGCCATTGCTCACAAGCTCAGTCAGCCTGGTCGCACTTACGCTGATCAGTGGGCAGAGATTGATGCCCTCCGCGCCGAGGATCCCCGCCTGGCTTCGATGGTGGAGAATCAACTTGTCACCCAGGAAAAGCGCAAGGTGTTCCTGGAGCGAAAGCGAGTTGAAGAGGCAAACAATCAGTTCGTCTCTGCCATTCTGCGGAACCCGGACATGACTGACGCAGAGATCCGAGCAGCGGTTCCGACAGACATCGATGCCACTGAGCAGCTGCGCATGATAGACATGGCCACCACCAGGCGCAGACGTCGCGCCAATGCTCTGGCTGCAGGCAAGAGCGACATACCCGTGGATACGGTCCTCTTCGGCAAGATTCATCGGGTGGCCCTCACCCGCCCGGAGGAGGCCAGACGGCTACTGCACCTGAACCTCCAGGGTTTGCGAACCCAGGAGGCCAAGCAGCTCGAGATCCTCATCAATACCACCGAGAAGGCCCAGGCCGGGGATGTGGAGGCCCAGAAGAAGAAGGACATGCATGACGCGGTAGAGTTCTCGGTCGAGCGCCTCACTACGTCCCAGCTGAAGAGCACGATAAACCGCTTTGCTGACGCGGTACTGCTTGATGAATCCGGGATCAAGGCTGATGATAGGAGCTACGAGGCCGAGCAGAAGCGAGCGCTGAACAGAACGCAGCTCGCCGAGCTGGTGCAGCGCAAGATGGATGAGGAGGATAAGACATACCTCACTCGCTCCGAGGTGTCTGTCCTGGCCGCGCAGCTGTACAAAGATCCCCCGAAGATGCCCGAGGCCCTCGAGGAAGTGGAGGGTGACAAGACGCCCATCGAGAACAACCAGTGGAGCGTGGACACCGGGAAGGCCGTGGAGATATACGACGCCAACGGAAAGCTGTTGCGCACCTTCCACAGAGAGTTCCGGGCCATCACTGATTTTGAGGACTACCAGGAGTTCACTAAGGAGTTCTATGAAAAGCATGGGGGCGGCTCCCCAGATTTGGTGGAATTGATTGGTTCACCCCATGGCGTTCATCTGCAGGGCTACATCCAGAACCCCGACATCCATGATCCTCAGGTCAACTTCTGGTCTCGGCAGTATGATCGAGTCTTCAACCCCACGACGCTCTATGAGACTCTCGATTACGACATCGAGAACAGGCCCGCAATCAAAGAGTGGCAAGCCCACCTCCAGGAGCAGGGCAAGGTGGCCACCTGGAACCCAGGCAAGCAAGGCTTCGACGTGGAAGCTCTGCAGATCACGCCGCAGAAGCAAGCTGAGGTGGAGGACGAAAACCTCACCATCACGCACAACGGGAAGACCTACAAGGGCCTGCGGTATGAGGACGAGGTGCTGCCTGATAGGTCTATCAAACGTAGCATCTTTCTCCTCGGGACGAACCGTCTGATCAAAACGATGGTCCTCAAGCAGTAGGAACCCCACATGCCCGACTTCGGCAAGCAGCTCGAGAAGGACGGCTGGGTGGATGCTCCTGAACAGGAAGCAACCCCAGCCCCCGCACCGGCACAGCCCGACCCCAACGACTTCGGACAGATTTTGGCCGACGACGGTTGGGTGGATGTGGCACCTCACGAGGTGCCCCTCCCCGCTGCAGCGCCCATCGACCCAAACTATCGGTCCCGCGCAGAGCGTGGCGACTTTGGCAGCAACGCTGACGAGGCGCTCCTGGCTTCGGGTGACCTGGCATTCTCTCTCGAGACTACCGCAGGCATGAGTGCCAAGCAGGCCTACGACACAGCCAAGGTGGCCCAGGCCTACGGGCTGGACCCTGAATCGGCTAAGGAATTCATAAAGACTCGAGAGGACTCTGAGAACCTCCAGAACCTGCACCGCATTCTGAGTGAGCGGGATGTCAATGGCAAGCTGCGCTTCCCTGTCATGAACCAGTGGGTGCGTGATCGGTACAAGCTCCGCATGGCTCTCGACGACGCAGAGGTGCTTGCCGATCTCGAGCACTCAGCGAAGACGCGGAACTACGGGCAAGTCTTCCGGGCAGCGAGTTCGGTCTACGGTGCAGCCCTGCAGCTTCCCGGCGCAGCGGTGCAGATCCAGGGGGATGTGCAAGGTATCATCGAAGGTGCAGATGAAATAGCTCCCGAGCTGGGGGCCGCCCTCCGTTTTATTACTGCTGGAATGAGGCCGGTGCCGCTCCTTCTTGAGCAGTTCGCCGGGGCCACAGAAGAGGACTACCAGGCTTTTCGGCAGGAGCACTTCACCCAGAGGCAGATCGCGGCCCGAGGGCCCATTGAGCAGTTCGCGCATGATGTGCTTGGGGTGGCCCCCCAGGTTGCAGCAACCACGGCCACGGCGCTCATAGCGGCCCCCGCCGCGCCCTTCGTGGCTGGTGGTTTTATCTACGGTTCAAAGTCCGCAGAGTTGCAGGACCGGGGCATCCCGCTGGCCAACAGAGTTCTCACGGGGATCCCTAGCGCAGTAGTGCAAGGTGCCCTGGAAAGCATAGGTGTGGGGTCCATGATCAATGCCGTTCGCTCGGGCTTCACCAGAGCTGCGACGGCCAACCTTCTCAGGACCGCTGCCACAAACTTCACAGAGGAAGCCCTCCAGAAGTTTGTGGAGACTGCAGGCGAGATGGCTGCGGAAGGCACCTGGCAGGGACAGCCTGCTGGTCAGATCTTCACAGAGTACATGCAACGCCTGCCTGACACAGCCAGAGAGGCCGCGTATGAGGGCCTGGTGGGTGCCGTCTTCGCAGGGTCCACTGGATCCCTTGGCGTGGCTTTCGATGCCTACGTGCGCCAGGGGAACGTCACCAACCTCAAGGCTGTGGAGGAAGCCGTCCAGGCCAATGTGGATCGGTCTTCCCTCACCAAGAACATGCCCGACGCAATGAAGGACTACGTAGACAAAGTCACCAAGAACGGTCCCGTGGAGAATGTCTACGTGGATCCTGGTGCCATGGAGACTCTATACCAGGGTGACCAGCGGAAGCTGAACTCTGACCTCCATGACTTGGGCGTGAACCCAGAGGACTGGGAGCGAGCCAAGGCCACCGGCAGCAAGGTCGAGGTGGCCATGGGCTCCTGGACTGCTGTGGCCAACCCGGATCTCCGGCTTGCTTTGCAGAACGACATCACCTACGACCAGACAGGTGCGACACCGAACGAGCTTGCTTCCGAACAGGCCAACCTTTCACGGATCGCGCAGGCAAGCCGGGATCAGATCGAGCGCATGATCGATGACGAGACGGTCCCCCGCCAGGTGGTCAACATCCGTGAGCAGCTCCTGACAAAGCACAAAGCTGAGGACGTTGACTTCGAGTTGGCTGTCGTCATGGCTGCATCAAAGCAGCTCAGCAAGCAGACGGGGGAGACAGTCGAACAGTGGTGGAACAGGACCAACCCCACACTGACAATCGCTGGCCAGGAAGTGGCCTCGGATGAAGTAGTGGCCGAACCAGTGGTGGATCCCGATGGTATCGCCTACGACCAGACTGGGAGTATTGTCCAGAACGAGAATTTCCGTAACTGGTTTGGGGCATCCCAGGTGGTGGATGATGCTGGCGCTCCGTTGGTGGTGTACCATGGAACTGGTGAGCGCTTTGACAATTTCGCTGTGACCAGTGACATAGGTTTTCACTTTGGGAGTCAGCAAGCGGCAGAGGCTCGCATAGAGCAACAGGGGTCCGAAATAGAAGAAGCCATTGTGATGCCTGTTTTGCTACGAGCTGAGAATCTTGTCCGTCTACCCGACTTGGGCACCTGGAACTGGCAGAACGCAGTTCGTGAGTTACGTAACCGAGGCGTGGAGATAACGGAAGGCGAGTACGATCAGCTGTTCAACGCCGCTGATGGGGACGCCGCACTGGGTGAGCTTCTTTTGTCGAAGGGCGTAGATGGAATTGTGTACCAGAACGCAGTGGAAGCGGCAGGGCAGGATAGCTACATAGTTTTCTCCCCCACCCAGATCAAGTCCACCCAGAACCAGGGCACCTTTGATCCGGTGGATCCCAACATCTTCAACCAGATGTCAGAGCCTGTGCGTCAGCATGCCATCAAGCACACCAACTTCAGCGCCACCAGTCAGGATATCTGGGACACGCTCAGCGCCCTGACTGACTTCGATGAGCGAGTGTCTGCGACCGTAGCCAGGCAGACGACCACCCCCCAGGAGCTAGCCTTCCTCTTCGCGGCAGATCCGGCGCAGCAGCGCACCTGGGAGAAGGGCGTGGAAGCGGCCAACAAGTACTTCGGCACCAAGTTGAAGGCCCTCACCAAGAAGGGCAAGGTTCCCGCTGCCACGATCAAGAAGCTGTCGCAGCTCAAGCCCCAGATGCCCAAGAGCGTCAAGGACAAGGTAGGCCCCCTGGTGGGTGGCCATGGCCGGTACAACGCTTTCGAGATCAATAAGGTGCTGCAGGGCAACGCCGATCTCATGGAAGAGATCACGGCAATGCAGCAGCGCATCACGGACACCTTCGGCCTGACCCCCGTGGTGGACAGCAACGGCATCGTCACCATGGGCATCGAGGACCGGGGCCACACTCTGAGGACCGGGAAGCACAACCCGTACAAGCCTCAATTCGGTGGCTTCGCTCGGTCCTTCTCCCAGACTTTCTTGGACCACCTCCCTACCGAGGTCTTCGAGTCTTTCCGGCGCGAGGTCACGGCGGCGGTTGAGCATGCTTACAACAACAAAGAGACGATGCCTCGGCCCGTGAAGTTCCTGGACAAGAACATCGACAACGTATCCGACAGCGACTTCCGTTTGGCTCGGTCAGTGAAGAAGGCTGAGAAGACTGTCGGCGCACTGAACCTCAACAGCGCCTGCCCCATGTTCATGATCGGATCCCATGGGTGCTACTTCGATGGCTGCTACGTGACCGGCATGGGGATGGGTGGCAACACCATCACCTTCTACGAGAGGGCAGCGTACACAGGCGAGCTGCTGCAGCTGACGCAGCAGGACATCAACCTCCTGAACAGTGTCGGTGGCCTGCGCCTCAACGGTCAGGGGGATCTCTCTTACCAGCAGTACGGCCAGCTGAAGGATGTGGTGCGCCACGCGAAGACTCGCGACCTCAAGCTGAAGATCATCACCAAGCAGCAGGTCACCCTGGACATGCTGGCGCAGATGCGCGAGGAAGGGGTGGACATCTCTGGCATCCAGGTGCAGACCTCCATCGACCCTTACTGGATCCCCATCAGCGAGGATGAGCTGACCGGCTCCTTCGCCCAGGTGAATGACCTCCTCGCATCCTGGGAGCGCTCGGGTGGCGACGAGGCTATGGCCCAGGCCATCATTGACCTGTACGCCACCCAGGGCAGAGAGGCCAAGGTCATCAACGGGCAGATCTACCGCAAGTACGGGTTCTCCCTCGAGGGCTTCGAAGCAGCGCAACAGCAGTTCCCCGAGATTAACTTCCAGCCCAGAGCTGTGGTGGGCACCCCGGAAGAGATCGTGTGGTACGCTCGCAACCGGCCCGAGGTTCTGCAGACCTGGATGCATGCCGCTGTCCGTGGTGACATGTACTCTGACGTGGTTGGCCGCAACCTCGAGAAGGGGGAGATCGGCAACTTCACAGCTCGCATGGCTGTGCTCCAGGATGAGAACGGTGACTGGCGCCTCCTCGCCCAGGAGCGTAGCAAGAACGAGGAAGACCTGGTCTACGATCTCAACAAGAAGCTGATTGCTGCTGAGAAGAAAGGCGACGATAAGCAGGCTGCGGGGATCCGCGCCGAGATGGACCGCATCATCAACCGTCGTGCGGACGACATACCACTCGAGGTCAAGACTGTCTACAAGAAGACTGAGGACTACATCAAGTCCCAGCCTGACGCAGATCAGATCTTCGCTACTCTGGCCGGTGCGCTGAACAACGACAAGTCTGCACTCTGCTGTTCTGCCGGTGCGGACAAGGACGCATGCAACAACTGCACCTCTCACTGCCACCAGGGCAGTGCCGGTTGGGACCAGAAGATTGCCAACGTGGAGGGCTCTGGCCAGGTGGTCACTGATCAGGCTGAGCAGTACAACCAGGTCAACAACTTCTTCGAGGAGTTCCAGCAGCCCAAGGGGTCCATCACCTTCACCAATACGGGTGCCGCGATCAAGCTGTACGCTGGCGCTGACCGCAGCACGTTCCTCCACGAGATGTCCCATCTGTGGCGCCGTGACATCGAGCAACTGGTTCGCACCCGCCAGGCCGATCCACAGCTCTTGGCTGACTGGGAAACCATCAACGAGTGGACCGCTGAGTTCGACGACTACAATACTCTGAAGACCTTCTACGATGCCAAGCTGAAAAACACTGACCGCTACGCAGGCGTGGAGCTTGAGTCTCTGTCCGATGCAGAGGTGGAAGGTGCTCGCGACATAGCCAAGCAGGAGAAGTTTGCCGAGGGCTTCGAGGCGTACCTCCTCGAGGGCAAGGCCCCCTCCGTGGAATTGGCCACTGCTTTCGCAAGGTTCCGCAAGTGGCTTACCGACATCTACCGCAGGATGGTGACCACGCCGATTGAGATTAACGACGAGATCCGTGGTGTCTTCAACAGGCTCCTGGCATCGGAGCAGGACATCGAGCAGGCCGAGTGGTGGTACGCCGCGAAGGACTCCAACCTGGCCCAGGTTCTCCCCGATGGGGTCATGGGTGTGGACAAGAAGGAGGAGCTGCAGACCACGGAGGAGCTGGCTCGAGAGAAAGCCATTGAGAAGCAGACCACCGAAAGGCTCAAGGCTTGGAAGAAGGCGCAGGGTGGCGAGGCTGAGCTGCGTGGCAAGGTGAAGGAGGAGGTGGCCCAGCGTCCCGAGTACCTGGCCATCGATTCCATCAAGGGCTGGGACAACATCCCAGTGGCCCTTGCCGAGGAACTCGTTGGCGCTTTCCCTGGGACGCAGATCCTTGAGAACAAAGGCCTGCTGCGGAAGACCTCGAAGGGCGGGGCCACCAGAGCCGAGTTGCAGAAGCTCGCCTCGGACATCGGATACGAGTCAGAGGTGTCCATGCTGCAAGCTGTCATGGACGCACCACCCATCGGGGATGTCATCGATGCCGAGGTGGCGCAGCGAACGCTCCAGGCTGAGGACAAGATCATCAAGGAACTCCATGAGATGGAGTCTGTCCCCGGCGAAGAGAATTTCCACAACGAAGCTCGGGCCAAACTGTTGGTTGATGAGATCAATGCCCTTGAGGAATACCTGGCAGAACAGGAGGGCCGAGTCCGCACCAAGTTTGCAGACCAGCTATACAAGCAGGTAGCCCGAGAGACTCTGGCTGGCCTGCCTCTTGATAAGGCTGTGCGGTACGATGTCTTCGCTCGGAACGAGGCGAAGTACGCCCGAGAGGCCTACAACCACGCAGCTGCCGGGGACATCAACAAGGCAACCGTGGCGAAGAACGCGCAGATCCGCAGTCACTACCTGGTGCAGGAAGCCATCAAGGTGCGTCGTGCTCGGGACAAGGAGTTCACCCGTATCAAGAGGATGGCTGGGAGAAAGCCTGGCACAATCAAGGGTGACTTCCACGACGTGATCATAGCGGTGGCCAACAAATTCGGCTTGACCTCTCGGAAGCCTACAAGAACCCCAAAGCCTATTGACAGTCTGCTGCCCGACATCATCGAACAAGCAGAGCAGGGGGAGTTCCCGTTCCCCGGCTGGGTTAAGGATCTCAACCTCACGCCGACAGGAGCTTCACTCAACCCCAATGGCATGACCATGGGGCAGCTCGAGGAGCTGGGCCTGGCACTGGACATGCTTGCTGCTCGAGGTGATGCTGGCTTCAAGACCATGGGGAAGTGGCTGGGCCGGGAGAACGTGACCCAAGAGGAACTCATCGATGAGATGTATGCCATCATGAGCGGCCCTGACAGACCCAAGGTCGCGCCAGTCACTAAGAACCACATCCTCTCCAAGGGCCACGCTTGGGTGCGAGGCTTCCTGGCTGACACCCGCAAGGTGGTCTTCGATCTGGCCCGAGCGGATGCCTCGAAACCTGAGGAAGGCGCTGGCACCATCGAGCATGCAATCAGTGGGCTCCTCATGGAGAGCCGACGCAGGTATCTGGATCGCAGGAACGACCTGAACCAGGGGGCCATGAAGAGAATCCAGGACCGCCAGGTGAAGCTCCTCGAGCGTCTCCAGACCAGGTTTGGCAAGCGCTTCTCCATCCCCGGCCTGGAGGTGCCCCCTGCCGTGGGCAGTGCTGGCTACCACCAGCTGACCCCGGAGATGCTGGTGGCGGCACTGACCAACCTCGGGAACGAGACGAACTACAAGGACATCACCGAGGGCAATGGCTTCACCGAGAAGCAGCTCATCCAAATGCTCCAGATGCTGGACTCCAGCGAGTTGCAGCTCATCCAAGACATGTGGGATTTCCTCGACTCCTTCTTCGAAGAGGTGGACGATGTCCACTACAACATCAAAGGCTACCGGATCAAAAAGGTAGAGCGAGGGATGTTTGGCATCAAAGGGAACAAGGTCACGGTCAGAGGAGTTGATGGCAAGGATGTCACACTGACGGGTGGCTACTATCCCATCAGCATCGACCCAGAGATCGAGCTGAAGCAGGGGGAGCATCAGGAGTTTGAGATGCTGCTCAACGAGATGAATGCCGTCCACTTCGGTGGCAGGCCTGCCGCAGGGTTCACCCACAGTCGTACTGGTGCGGCCCGAGCGGTGAAGCTCACCTTGTTCCCCTGGTTCCGGCACATCGACAACGTGATCACTTACATCCACATGGCCGAGGCTGCTCACGATATCGCTCGTGTCATCCGGGATCCGGTCTTCAAGCGGTCCTACGTGAATCTGATGGGCCTCGATGTCTACAACAATCTCATTCCGTGGCTGACTGCCTCGGTGCGTCCCAACACGGGAACCGACACAGACTCAGCCACAAGCATCCTCGGCCTCTTCCAGCGGATGGCTGGTGTGTCTGCTCTCGGTCTGCGTGTTGCGGTGGCCGCGAAGCAGCCCCTGTCCATCACCTCGGCCATCACGGAGATCGGCGCGAAGCATGTGGGTGTCGGTGTGTACAACTTCATCCGCATGAATCCGTTGAAGGCTGTCAGCTTCATCGAGCGAGCCTCTTCCTTCATGAAGGACCGCGCCACCAACATCGAGATGGAGCTGTCCGAGTCGTTCAAACAGCAGGCTCCGTGGCACCCAGGCATCAAAATCGGAGGCCGCAAGGTGACCTGGTCAACGGTGCAGGGCTTCGCTTATGCGTTGATTCGTTTGGGCGACGTGCTCGGTGCGTACCCCACTTGGCTCGGTGCGTACCACAAGGCGCTGAGCGAGTTCGACGGGGATCATGTAAAGGCCACGCGGTTCGCTGACCGAGTGGTGTCCAGGACGCAGCCACACAGTGGCAACATGTTCAAGACTCTGTGGCAGATGGGTGGCAAGAACTCCTCCAAGGCAGGTAAACTTCTCAAGTGGTCTGTCAGCCCATTTATGGGGTGGACCTCCATGGTAGGTGCTCGCGGTGGCGAACGCTGGAACAAGTTCCAGGATGGCACCATCAGTGGCCGGGAGTATGCCACCTACCTGGCTCTCGAGATGATAGCCCCTGCAGTGCTGGCCACGCTGATCAATGGGGTTGTGTCCGGTGACGACCTGGATGATCCGGAGGATTACATCTGGAGCGCTGTGGGCTACTCAGTGTCCTGGATCCCCTACGTCAACCTTGTTCCCCGTGGCCTGCAGCATGGACTTGGCTTCCTGGAAGACAACCCACTCATCAAGCCTGGGGCTCTCTTCGTAAAGGGCTTGAAAGCCGCAGGCGAGGAAGCCTACAATGTCTATGAAGGCGATGAGCATGATCTCTGGAGAGTGGCCATGGGTTGGGGAGAGTTCAGTGAGTACATCCTCGGGTTCCCTGCTCTGCGCACCGGCAAGCAACTCTACGAAGGTACAGAGCAGCTCCTGGATGGGGAGACCAGGAACCCGTTCGCCTTAGTTCGCAAGCAGAAAAAGAGGGATGACTGATGACCATCGCCACTACCGGCAGCAGGATTCAGTATTCAGGGAATGACTCCACCACGGTCTTCCCCTACAACTTCAAGATCACCGACGAGGATCAGCTCGAGGTGATCCTCACCGATGCCAATGGCACGGACACCACCCAGACCATCACCACCCACTACTCTGTCAGTGACGTGGGCGAAGCTACGGGTGGCAACGTCACGATGGTTACGCCCCCGGCCACCGGGGAGACGCTGACGATCAGGCGGGTGCTTGATCTCCTCCAGTCCACCGACCTCCAGAACCAGGGACCATTCGCTGCGCAGACCCACGAGGATGCTTTCGATGAGCATGTCATGATGATCCAGCAGCTTCAGGAAGAGATCGACCGCTGCGTCCAGCTGGGGGTGACCTCGGGTGATGATCCCGACGACTACCTCACCAACATCGAGCAGGCAGTCGATGATGCCGAGACGGCACAGGCTGCGGCTGAAGCTGCGCAGACCGCAGCCGAAGCTGCACAGACCGGCGCGGAGACGGCAGAGACTAATGCCGAGACGGCAGAGACGAACGCGGAAGCAGCCCAGGCCGCGGCCGAAGCTGCGCAGGCGATCGCCGAGGCCCAGGAGGTGGGGGTCCATGAAGCATCCTACCACGGGTCCGCGGTGAAGAGCGGCAACTTCGAGATCACTGACAAGGATGCCTCGGTCCCTTGCAACACCTCGGGCAGTGGGTTCACCATCACACTCCACGCTTCGCCGGTCACGGGCTACAAGGCTCGCATCTTCGACCTGTGGGGCGACGGGGCCAGCAACAACATTCGCATCGATGGCAATGGCAAGAACATCGGTGGCAGCTCGAATGACTTCCTGATCGACATGGCCTATGGCGCTGTGGTCCTGGAGTACGACGGCACGGGTTGGTCGATCATGTCCCTCTACCCCGTCACTCAGTAGGAGCCCACAATGGCTGACACTAAGCTTTCTGAACAAGTCCCTTCACCTCTGCCTGCGGGGATGGTCGCACCCTTTGCCATGGAAGTGGCTCCTGCTGGGTGGCTCGAGTGCGATGGCAGCGCGATCTCGCGCACAAGCTATGCCGCTCTCTTCACGGCAATCGGCACGGTCCACGGGGTGGGCGACGGCAGCACCACCTTCAACCTCCCCGACTACCGTGGGCAGTTCCTCCGGGGTTGGGACAACGGTGCTGGCACAGACCCTGATGCGGCTTCTCGTACCGATGCTGGGGACGGGTCCACAACCGGCGATAATGTGGGAACGAAGCAGGCAGACGAGCTGGAGAGCCACAGTCACACACTGAACAAATACAAGAACGCGACAGCGGCAGCGGACAGAAACACCTGCGACAGCGGTGGGGCCGCAGCCGGGACTGCCACCACCAACACCACAGGCGGCAACGAGACGAGGCCCACCAACGTCAACGTGATGTACTGCATCAAGACCTGAGGATGCCATGGACCAAGAGATCGCATGGGAGAGCTACGACGACCCTCCCTTCAAGTACCGGCTCACCGAGACGTACACCCTGGCCACCTCGATCTACCCGCCGGGGCTGATCGTCACTACGCATGTGACGCTCCACATGAATGGCAACATCGTACTGCGCGAGGGGTGGCAGTGGGACGGGGCCAGCTCGGTGGGGATCGACACGCCCAACTTCATGCGCCCCTCCTGTGTCCATGATGCTTTTTATTACTTGATGCGGGAAGGTTATCTGCCTAAGACCTACAGGAAGCAGGCTGACCAATTGATGTACCGGCTGTGTCGTGAGGACGGAATGGCATGGCTGCGAGCGAAGTACTGCTACTGGGCAGTGCGGCTCTTCGGATGGAACGGACTGAAAAAGCGAGGGACGGCAAATGAAGCTGCACATCGGATGCGGGAAGAAGATCCTTGATGGCTACGTGAACGTGGACATGCGCGACGATGTTGGCGCTGACTACGTGATCGACGCTCTGCTCTACATGAGGAACCTAGTCCAGATCCGGGCCGAGCCCGTTGATGAGATCTACGCCTCTCACTTCCTCGAGCATCTCAACAAGCACGACGGCCGCGAGTTCATCAGCCTCTGTGCCACGTTGCTCCAGCCAGGTGGCATCCTTCGCCTGGACCTCCCCCTCGTAGACTTCGTCATCAACGATTGCTGGAAGGGTGGCCACTGCAATCAGCAGGCGATCATCAATATCCTCTACGGGATCCAGCGCTACCCTGGTGACCAGCACAACTACGGCTACACTCTCGACACGCTGAACGCACTGCTGGTGCTGCACGGCTTCGAGCTGATCGATATCACGCGAGGGCGAGAAGGGAAGCCCGACAACAAGAACAGCGCCATGACTGCGTGGCGCAGAGTGAGGGAGGGTTGAGGGATGGCACGGGATCTGGCGACCGGCATGTGCTTCTACGATCCGTTCGGGTCGAAGGCCATGCAGGACAATCTGAAGAACACGGTGGCGCAGCTCTGCTCCACCAACAAGCACGTCTGGGTGGTGGAGCTGCTCTACGATTACGAGGGCCTCAACAACACCTCGATGCGTGACCAGGTGGACCGGCGCTGCAAGTGGCTGACGCTGCGCTCCAGCAGCCTCATGTGGCATAAGGAGCAGATGCTCAACCGGCTGGCTGAGCATCTCATCACCATCGAGGATTACGATGCGGTCAACATGGTGGACGCCGACATCCTCTTCACCAACGACGACTGGGCCCAGCGGATCCGGGCGCAGCTCGAGGACTACCAGGTGGTGCAGTCCTACTCCGAGGGCAAGAGCGGATGGCAACCTGGCGGGGCCTGCCAGTCGGAGCGCCAGGGAGTGGTGGCCAGGTGGATGAAGAAGCAGTCCACCAATGCTAACTACCCCGGCGGTGGCTGGGCTGCGCGAGCTGAGGTCTGGCTGGACGCTGGGCTCTTCGAGTACAACCTGGTAGGCGGTGGTGACACAGCCTTCGCCAGCGCTCTCCTGTACCCTCTGGTTGGTGGGGACTACTGGCTCGAGTTCCCGTGGTCAAAGATCAGCGGCACCTACCAGGAGGCCTACCACAACTACCGGGAATGCCTCAACGAGATCGTGGGCTCGAGCATCTCCTACGTGAAGCAGGAAGCTCTCTTCCAGATCCACGGGGCCCGGAGCAACCGCAACTACATCAACCGGCACCGGCTGCTCCAGGACATCGATCTCCGACCGGGGAAGGAGCTGCACCGGAACACTGATGGCTTGCTCGAGTGGGTCCACCTGGACGGTGAGCGAGCCCGGAAGATCAGCCAGTACTTCCTGGGCCGGGACTGTGACAATGACAATGAAGGCGCGGCCACCCCGGTAGAATGCGTCTGCCTGAAGAAGTGCTTCTTGGAGGATGGACGACTATGCGAACCGGGGAAGACCTACCACCTTCTGCCACGCCAGGTGAATCACCACTTCGAGTTGGCCTGGGCACGACGCACCTGATCGTCACCCGGATCAACACGGGGTACAAGGAGCGGTGCGAGGATCCCGACGCATGGTTCCGCGCCAGGTACGATACGCTCCGCAACTTCACCGTGGCGAGCGTGGCAGCGCAGACGTGCCAGGACTTCCTGTGGCTGTGGCTGGTGGACCGGGACACGGACCTTGACCACCAGGTCATGCTGGAGATCGCGGCTGAGCCCATACAGGGCAGGGTGGTCCTCGCGACCAACTACCTGGGCACGATGCGCGAGCTGGTGCAGACCCCTTACGTGGTGGCCACCAGGATGGACTCCGACGATGCGATCGGCCCCCGCTTCGTAGAGCTGCTGCATGAGTCGGTGGCGAAGGAGCTGGAGGAGTACGTGCCGTTGGTGTTCAACTTCCCGAGGGGGATCTACTATGACTGCATGGAAGGACGGTGCATTCGCGGGTACAAGAAGTTCGTCAACCAGTTTGCCTCTCTTATCGAGCGTACTGATCAGGCCCGAGGTGTTTACTGTGAGGAGCACCCTAACCTGGGTCGAGCCTTCCCCTCAGTATGGATCGACACCCACACAGTACCTATGTGGGTCTGGAGCTACCATGGCCATCAGATATCGACGCGGTCATTTGAAGAGCATCTGAAGACCCTGGTGAACCCCAGACCCATCAACACTCGCTACCTCAAGACATTCAATCAAGCAGCGCACAGATCTCCTCGAGCGCACGGCACTCGTCAGTGTCCAGGTAGCTGAGCATCTCTCGGTCATCACGGCCCACTGCGATCGCCCGGATCCGCTCCGGGCTGTGCCCGTGGTTGCGCTGTCGCTCGTAGCGATCCTTCGTCGTCTCTGCCAATGTCAGTCCTCCATCCAGTAATCAGCCAGGTCGTCGCGGACGAGCAGGATCCCGACGAGTACCTCGTACAGCTCTGCCTCCTGCTCGGTCAGTGCGTCCTTCTCCTGCTGCGTCATTTCCTGTACCTCCTCCCGGCCCAGCCATCAGCAGTGATGGGCAGACCCTCTGCCCAGCTTGGCACATCGCACAGCAGCTGGCACACTCTCGCCACGCCGTAGTCCATGCCGTACTGGATTGACTTGGGCAGCTCCACGATCACCTCGTCATGGACGTGCATGACCACGGGGAAACGTTCCCGCTCGAGCCTGATCATGGCCTCGGTCAGGATGTCACGCGAGCTGGCCTGCACGATGTTCTCTGTGAGCTTGCCACCGTAGGTCTTGTCTCGCACCCACCGGCCTTCCTTCATGGCCAGGTAGGTGACTGCTGCCTTCTCTGCTCCCCACGGGGTGACGATGGTCTGCACCTCGGGGGCGTAGTATGAGATCAACCGGCCCGAGGGCAGGCGGCAGCACAGCCAGTTCTTGCGGATGCCATACTTGATGGGACCGTAGGCGTGGGGCTTGCCCGTCTCCACTGCCTTCAGTGCAGCGTTCTCTACCCCTGCCCAGAAGCGCACGATGTTTGGGTTGGCCTTGCGCCACTTCGTCACGATCGGGGTGGCCCACCACTGGAAGATCTTCTCTTCCCCCGGCCACTCCCGCTCCTTGGCATAGATCTCCTGGCCGATGCGCTGGGCCTCCTCCTCGGGCACCTTCACGTTGTAGATGTCAGCGGAGGTCTGGTACGCCTTCCACCCTCCCTGGTAGCCGCAGGCCAGGACCGCGGCCTTGCCCACCTGGCGCTGATCGTCGGTGACCTCATCGTAGGTGATCCGGTAGATCAGCTGGGCTGCTACCCTATAGGCATCGAGCCCTTCACGGAAGGCCTGGAGGGTGCGCGTCTCGTCAGCCAGCCAGGCCAGCTTTCGCGCCTCGATCTGCCCGAGGTCGGCCGCGACCAGGATCCTGCCGTCAGGAGCCACCATGACTCCGCGCAGGCAGGATGCTGCCGCCTCCATAGGATCGCCCCACAGGGCCTCCAGGGTGCCAAGGCTGCACGTTTGGAAGTCCCGGATGCAGTAGTCTTCCCAGCCCTTGAGCGTTCCTCTGGGGTAGTTGTGGGGCTGAGGGCCCTTGCCGGTGAAGCGGCCGGTGCCTGCGCCGTGGTACATGAGCAGCCCCCGGATCCTGCCGTCCTTGCAGGCCCACCGCTTCATCGTCTCGTACTTCGCCAGGGAGGACCGGCCCAGCGTCTGCCTGATCTCGAGCAGCTCCCTGGCCTCGGCCGGGAGGTTCCCCGCCAGGAGCTTCCGCAGCTTGGCCCTGGCAACGCTCTTGGTCTTGACCCCGATGCTGTTCAGCCACTGGACGATCTTGATGGTCTGGGTGGTGGACTCCACGGCGCCATCGGTCAGCTCGGGCACTCTACCAGCGAGCGTCTCTTCGTACAGGCGCACTGCCTTCTCGATGCCCTCGATCTCATCCAGCGAGATCAGCAGCCCTCGCTCGTTGACCTTCATGGTATGGCGCCAGGCCAGGTACTCCTTCTGCGACAGCTCGGGGATCGCCTTGCTCAGCTCCCGCTCTGCGTCCACGTCGGTGCAGCAGTACTCGATCAAGCGGATCATGTCTTCATTCGCTTCCCACCACTTGGCCTTGTTCTTCTTCGTCGGCTTGCGGGGCTTGCACATCTTCTGCATGAGGAGGTGGCCAGCCTTGTCCTTCTGTATCCTGAGGTGGAGCGCTTCGCATGCGCCCTCCAGATATCGGGGCAGGGCCACGGCGGCGGCTCGAGCTGCGGTGCAGCGGAGCTTCTTCTTGGGGAGCGGGTCGAAGGCTGTCATCTTCTCGAGCCATATCTGCAACTCGAACTCCACGTTGTGGGCCTCGATGATGTCGGCCCGATTGATCAGCTCCTGGAGCTGGTCGTTGGTGAGGAAGGGTTCCACGTAGGCGGGTTGGAGGTGGCGCCACGGGGCGGGCACCCAGACCTGTGGCCGGTTGTCGTCCACCTTCACGGCCAGGCAGAGGATCTCTGTGGTGGGATCCTCTGCGTATCGGTAGGTGCCCACCTCTTTGATGTTTGCTTCTGACCTAGTCTCAAAGTCGATGGTGAGATGCATGTCGTCTCCAGCAAAACCACTCACCCCTCCCCCACCACACAGAGGTGGGGGAGGGGGAGCGGACCCCTTATCAGTCGAAGAGGCTGTCGTCATCGCTGGGGGACGCGGTGCCCTCATCGAAGAGGTCATCCACAGCGACCTCACTGCTGGTCACATCGTCGGCGCCCTCGATCGCGTCGAAGGCATCCTCGGCCTTCCCGCGCCCGTCGAAGGCGTCGTCGTCGCCAACCTTCTGGACGTGGTTCAGAGCGAAGGCAACGCCGCGGTTCCCCGCCTTGTCGTAGGCGAAGGCCACGAGCTCAGCCCGAGCCCAGCAGCCAGCGTACATCTCGTCACGATCGAGGATGGGCTTCTTCTTCCCATCCACCAGGCCGGGGCGCCTCTTGTTCCTGGCGTTGACGAAGACCATGCCAGCGTACTCCGGGGAGTCAGGCTTGTCCTTGTCCCCGTCGCGGAAGGGACTGCGCAGAGGCTTGGGCCAGTCGGACATGTCCGGGCCCCAGCGGTTGATCGCGGCCTTCTTCGCTGCCTCCTTCAGGGCACTGATGTCGGTGTCCTTGGGGAAGAGCATGCAGACCCCGTACTTCTTCTCCTGGCCCTCGGGAGCATCGGGCTCGAAGAGGGCGGGGTAGCTGACGCGGAAGTGAGGGGTGACGAACTTCTGGTTACGAACCTTAGCCATGGTAGTTCCTTTCGACCATTCGGTCTATGTGAGAAAATCGAGAGAGTCATCGATCACGTCGAATGCCTGATCGACGGGTGCTGCTGCCTCGCGCCTGGCATCCGATACCGGCACAAGGTTGAAGCCATTGTCAGGCTTGTCCCACAGAGCTTCGTTCAGGGCCACGCCTGCCTTCTTGCAGGCCTTCTCTGCCTGCGCTACCGACTTCAGCTTCCTGGGGGCATAGGCTTCCTCTCCGAGCGTACCCGTCAGAACGTCCAGTGCCTGGGCCTCGTTCACCCACTTACGTATTGAGCGCTTCGGCACCAGCTTGAATCCAGGGATGGCGCCACCAGTCTCGGCAACGTGCTGGGCGTGGGCCTGCACGGCTTTGCTCCAGGCGCCAATGATCTCGGCTGCATGCAGTCGGATGCTCAGCTCCTCCGGGCTGAGGGACTGCGGGTTCACAGGAGTGCCGCCGAAGGCGCAGCCTGCCTTCTCCTGCACGTCACGGGCAGCTTCCCCACAGGTGGCAAGCACTTTGCAGAACCGGCAGTGCTTGCCTGCGTGAAGAGGTGCCCCTTCCTTTTGGGTGGCCATGGCCGCGGGGAGCAGGACATCAGTACCCCAGGCTCGCAGGCTGTTGGACAGCATGTCTGCCTGGCGTACCGGCCCATCACCGTGGGGAGCCCGTGGCTGCACGACAATGATCACCACCTTGCGGATCTCGCAGGGCGCATCGTGCAGGGCTCCGAGGCCATAGTACAGCAGCTGGGCGTTGGTCTCCACCTCGACCGGCACCCCAGCTCCGTGCTTGTAGTCGAGGACATAGAGCGTCCGGGTCGCCACGTCGATGACGCAGCAGTCGTTGGTCCCAAACATGCCGGGGAAGAGCCAGCTCAGATCGAAGCGCTGCTCCACAAAGAGGAGCTTGGAGTGGCCGTCCCCGTAGATCTCCTGGATGGTATCCAGGTAGATCTGCACTGCCTCTGCCATCTCGTCGGTGACGGTGGAGCCTTCCACCTTCCGGCCGACACAGCTGGCAGCGCTGCGGTTCTCTTTCAGACACAGCTCCGCGAGGGCGTGAGCTGCTGTGCCCTCGGCTGCGTACGAGGACGTTGTGTCCTGGACCCCCTCGCTTGCGCGAATAGATCCAGGACACGCGATCCAGCGGTACGCTCCCGAGGCACTGAGGGTAGCGTGGGCACTCATGCGAAGAGATCCTCCTCTTCCTGGGCCTTCGGCTCCGCGGTCAGGGCCTTGTGGAATTCGGAGTACTTGTCGGGCTTCACATCCGAGAGCTTCTTCGCCTCGAACTTCCCGAGGAGCGCCATGGTCTTCTCCCTGCCGTGCTTCACGGAGTAAGCCTTCAGCAGATCGTGGAGCGCTTCCTTCTGCCTGGCCACCTTGTCCTCTTTCGGCTCCTCGGCAGGCTCCTCTTTCGGCTCCTCTTTCGGCTTCTCTTTCGGCTTCTCTTTCGGCTTCTCTTTCGGCTCCTCTTTCGGCTTCTCGGCAGGCTCCTCTTTCGGCTCCTCGGCCGGGGGCTCTCCCACCTGAGTCGCTTCGATGAGTGCCTTCCCGAGGAGCGCCTTGAGAGTCTTCGTCGCAGCCTTCGGCCGGAAGTTCACACCCAGCTCCTTGAGCTTGGCCACGATCTCCTCCCGCTCCTCCCGCTCCTTCTTCGCATCCGTATCCGGGGATGAGGTGGGCTGGGATTCGCTGGGCGCAGCAGAGGCGGTTGATGGTGTCTCGCTCTGCTCGGCCAAGATCATGAAGCCCTTGTGCGCCTCCGTGCAGCCGTTGGCCAGGAAGGCTACAGCTCGGGCGAAGATCATCCACAGTTCCTTGTTCATGTTCTCTCCTTCTTTCGACAGTCACGACAGTACCTCCCGGATCCATTCCGGTAGGCCATCTTCATCAAGTGCTTTGTCCAGTATCTCCTGTTTTGCTACGATGGTCTTTGCCATCACCGCATCGAGCGAGCCCTCGAGCACGAGATGCTGCACGAGTACGCTCTCGTCCTGCCCGATGCGGTGGCAGCGGTCCTCGGCCTGGGTCACGTTCCCCGGCACCCAGTCAAGCTCGGCAAACACCACATGCGATGCTGCGGTCAGAGTCAGGCCAACCCCCGCTGCCTGGATGTTACCGATGAACAGGCGGCAGTCCCCATCGGCCTGGAACCGATCAACATTTTCCTGGCGCCGCATGAGCGCCGTGTCCCCTGTGACGGTCACACACGCATCCCCAAATTCCTCTGCGAGTGATGCGACCACGCCCTTGTGGTGGCAGAAGCAGACGACCTTCCCGCTGCTGTCAATCGCCTCGCGCAAATGCTCCACAACGAGCGGCACTTTCGCGTCTCCAGTCTCTCTGCGGATCCGCGATAGCTCCGTGAAATCGGGGGTGCCTGGATCGGCCATGGCCTTGATCAGTCGCCGGTACTGTGCGTCGGTCAAGACCTCCGGCACTTCCCCGAACAGCTTCTCCATGATGAGACGCTGTGCTTTCTGCAGCACCTTCTTGCTGGCGCTGTCAGTCATCTCCACCACCTGGCGTTGCTTTGGTGGCAGCTCTGTCAGTACATCCTCCTTGAGTCTGCGGATCATGCAGCTGGCGCGGAGCCTGGCCTGCAGCTCATCCAGGTTGCTTGATCCCTTCACGTCCCAAAATGATTTGCGTCCCCGACGCACAGGCTGTGCGTCACAGTACCTCTTGGCGTACTCCCAGTAGCCAGGCCACCCGTAGGGGTCCAGGGTGCGAAGCACCGGCCACAGCTCGATGGGCCTGTTGACGATCGGAGTGCCAGTGAGGAAGACCTTCTTGCCTGCCTCGATGCCGCTGTTGCCGCGGCTCCCCATGATCTCCTTCGTCCGTTGCGCGGTCCTGTTCTGCATGTAGTGGCACTCGTCTACGACCAGGAGATCCCACTCGCGATCGCGGATCGCTTCCCGGTGGCGCTTCAGTATGTCGTAGTTGATGATCACCACGTCGGAGTGGTTCTTCCAGCAGTTACCACTCACGACATGGGTGACCGGATGCCTGGTAGTCCACCTGTTGATCTCACGCTCCCAGTTGATCTTGAGGGAGGCGGGACAGATAACCAGGGTACTGGATGGGTCTTCGAGGTTCATGAGGCCCACCACCTGGACACTTTTACCCAGCCCCATCTGATCTCCCAGAAGCGTGGCATCGCGGTGGTGCATCCACTCGATACCGGCCAGCTGGTAGGGGAGGTAGCTCAGCCCCTCTGGCGCTGGCGCCGTGAACGTGGAGTCCTGCGCCCTCGAGCGCACCACCTCCCTGGACTCGCGAGTCAGCCACCCCTGGATCTTCTTGCGCAGGCTCTTCGGCAGCAGAGGTGCTGCCTGCTTGGCTACGTGCGCG